TTACGACGGGCACCACGCCGACGGTCAGCACGCAGATCAATATCTATGTGGCCGCGTGGGACGCGCAAGCGAATGCCTATCCCGACGTGATTACCGGCGCGGGGGATGCGGCGAAAACCTTCACCTCCGTGAACGTGCAGACCGGCGCGGTGAAGATTCTCAAGGCGATGCTGATTGATTCGACGAGCAACCGCACCTACTACTTCAGCAACGAATCCGTGGCCGCGCTCTTTGGGGGCATCCTGCCGCAGAAAGTGGTGTTCTTCGTCGCCCACAACACGGATGCGAACCTGAACGCGACGGGCGGGAACCACGCCATCGACATTCAGGGCGTGCAGTGGCAGGGCGTCTAACGTGTTCTTGAGACTCCCCAGCCGATCAGGCGGATCGCGCCCCGTTGGCCCGATTCGTATCAATTACAGTTCCTCGCTGTCGGTGGGGCTGCAATCGTGGATTGAGCCGAACGCCAACAGCTTCCTGCAGGACGCGGCCCCGCTTGGTCTTGTGGCCACCACGACCTCCAGCCCAACGCTCCAGCCGCATCCAGTGGGGGGCTCGACGCTCCGCGTGACGGGCGGATCAGGATTCAGCCTCCCACCGAGTGGCCTGGGGAACATCAATGCCGTAGGCTTCTGCACGATGCGGTTTGTGATGACCCCGGTGACGTGGCCTGGAGGGTTTACGGCGTGGATGGACGATCCGGGGCGCCTCAATTCCGTGTTTATTGACACCAGCGGAAACGTGTCCTTCGATGGGAATTGGCTGAAGTCCGTCAATATTGCGAATGCGGGCACCAATCCGCTCACAGCGGGCCTGCGCTGGGATATTGTCGTGCGCGGGTATAACCCATTGGGTGGTGCCACGTCTGCCTATGAAGACGGCTGGCTGAACGGAGTGCTGACTGGGACTGGTGGAGCGGGTGGAAATGCGGCCCCAGATTTCAGCTCGGTCACGGAATCCTTCGGCAACAATCCCTCTGGTAGTGGGTCGAACGCCGATTGTCAATGGGAAAGTGTCCAGCAGTGGAATCGCCTCCTCACGGACGAGGAAATCTGGCGGCTCTATGATCCGCCGACGCGCTGGGATCTGTATTGGACGCCCAGCAATCGGACGTTCTTCCATGTGCCCACCGTCACCACGGGCAAAACGTTCTTTCTGATCCCCAACTAACGTGGCCTTCGATCCCCACCAAGACCTCGCCCTCAGTGCGGTGGCGATCGCCCCGGTTCCCGCCCTCTCGGGAACCACCCTCACGGTCACCGCAGGCCAAGGCGTACGGTTTCCCGCTCCCGGCGCACAGGGTTACGACCTCGTGGTGTGGGCGGTCAACACCATGCCGTCCGTGACGACGGCAGAGATCCTGCGGGTCACGGCGCTGGTTGGGGATACGTTCACCCTCGCCGCTCGTCCGATCGCACGCACCGGTAACGGGAACCGATCGATCATCGTGGGCGATCTGGTGGCGCTGGCCATCACGGCGAAGCTCCTCCAGGACATCGAAGCGGCTCTCCCGGGGCCTACAGGGCCTACCGGCCCGACTGGTCCTACCGGACCCACAGGACTGACAGGGCCTACAGGTCCACAGGGCACGGCAGCACAGGTCACCGGGCCGACTGGTCCGACAGGTCCGGGTGGAGGAGCGACCGGCGTCACGGGTCCGACGGGGATCACCGGCCCGACAGGTCCGACGGGCGATCAGGGGATTCAGGGCACGGCTGCGATTCTGACCGGCCCTACAGGATTGACGGGTCCGACCGGGCCTACTGGTCCACAAGGCACGGCTGCCCAACTGACGGGTCCTACGGGTCCGACGGGGCCAACCGGCGCACAGGGGACAGCCTCAACGATCACTGGCCCGACGGGTCCCACAGGACCGACCGGCGCACAAGGCACGGCTGCACAGCTCACCGGTCCTACTGGCCCAACGGGTCCGACGGGGGCTCAAGGGACTGCGGCACAGCTGACGGGGCCAACCGGCCCGACCGGGATCACCGGCCCGACGGGTGCTCAGGGAACCGCGTCCACGGTGACGGGACCCACAGGCCCTACAGGACCAACGGGTGCCCAAGGAACTGCAGCCCAACTCACCGGTCCCACGGGTCCGACCGGTCCAACGGGGGCACAGGGAACCGCGGCTCAACTCACGGGTCCCACCGGGCCGACAGGGATTACCGGTCCTACCGGCGCACAGGGGACCGCCGCGCAGTTGACAGGTCCGACCGGACCCACAGGCCCGAGCGGTCCCACGGGTGCTGGGGCAACAGGTCCCACAGGACCCTCTGGCCCGACTGGGATCACGGGGCCTACCGGTCCCACGGGCGTCACGGGCGACAAGGGCGGTCTCCGCTACAACTTCCTGACCGCCACGGCCACCACGGATCCGGGCAGCGGGAACTTCAACTACAACAGCCCGACGCTGGCGAACGTCACGAGTGTCTATCTCAGTAACACCGATGCGTCTGGGAACAGTGTGGGCGCGGTGTTCCAGTCGGCTCAGTCCAACCCCGGCTACTTGTTCATCAAGAGCAACCTGGGGAGTAACGTCAACGCCTTCACGGTCTCGACGGAACTCGCCCGAACTGGCTTCAATGAAGTACTGGTCGCGTATGAGGCCGGCACGAACCCTCCCTCGAATGCCGAGGCGTGCGTCTTCAACTTTGCGCGGAATGGCAACACCGGGGTGACAGGACCCACCGGACCCACCGGACCCACAGGGATCACGGGACCTACAGGTCCGACTGGGCCTACCGGTCCTCAAGGGACAGCGGCTCAACTGACCGGGCCTACCGGTCCCACGGGTATCACGGGTATCACGGGTCCTACAGGCCCGCAAGGAACGGCGGCCCAGCTCACCGGGCCGACTGGCCCCACAGGTCCGACGGGTCCACAGGGCACTGCGGTCACCGGCCCAACGGGACCGACAGGCCCCACCGGATCCACAGGACCAACTGGAGCTGGTTCCAATCCGATTGTGCCGAGGATCTTCACGCAAAGCTCGACGCAGACGCCCATTCCTGACGTGAGCACGACCGACCTGTATGTGCTCTCGACACTGGCCATCACGGCGGTCTTCGGTGCTCCAGTGGGCTCGCCCACGGCCGGCCAATATCTGGAAATGCTGATCCTCTGCACCGGCACCCAGAAGGGGATCACCTGGTCGACCTCCGCGGGGGGCTATCTCGCCAACACCCTCGGCGCGACCCTGCCAGCGGTGACCACCACCAACCAGACGATTGGGCTGTCCTTCCGGTATGTGACGGCCAACTCGATTAACAAATGGCTGCTCTTGGCAAAGGGTGTAGGCTAGGCGCATGCGCGTTTCGGTTGTGTTGATTTGCAAGAACGAAGAAGCCGTCCTCGCTCGCTGCTTGGAATCCGTCAAAGAGGCCGACGAGATCATCATCTGCGATACCGGATCCACCGATCGCACCATCGAGGTCGCCAAGCAGTACACCGACAACATCTTCACCGACTACGTCTGGGAGGATCACTTCGCCAACGCGAGGAACCACGCGCTGAGCAAGGCGACCGGTGACTGGATCCTCTCGATCGATGCCGACGAATACCTGACCTGCCCCTTCAGTACCGTCCGTGACGCCTGCGCTCGAGCGTTCATGGCCGTGAACGTGAAGATGACCGCCGAGTACGGACCGACCTCCTCCTTCTGGTTCCCTCGCCTGTTCCTCCGCTCGCCGAATGTCTGGTGGGAAGGCGCGATTCACAACCACCTCTCGGTCATGGGCGAGGATGTCGGGAACGTCACGATCACCTTCGGCTACTCACCGGCTCACCAGCAGGATCCCCTCCGCACCCTCCGGATCCTTGAACACGAAGTGGCCACTCGGCCGGACTGCATTCGTGAGCGGTTCTACCTCGGGCGGGAGTACTTCTACCGGGGTCAGTACGACAAAGCCCTCGTCATGCTCGGCCGCTACGTCCAGCAGTCACGATTCTTGGCGGAGAAGGCTGAAGCGTTCCTGACCATGTCCCGGGCCTACTGGGAGCTGCGGATGCCGGACGATGCCCGCGATGCCCTGCTGCAGTGTCTCGCGATCAACCCCCACTTCAAAGAAGCCGTGCTGTTCATGGCGGTGCTCGCGGGGGATGGATTAGGGAATCCGCGCTGGCAGCGGAACGCGAATCAGTGGAAGAAGATGGCCGAGACCGCGGATAACGAAGAAGTCCTCTTCCTCCGTCTATGAACTACCTCCTCAGCCCACACGACGACGACTCGGCCCTGTTCGCCGCCATCACCTGTATCCGTGAACATCCGACCGTGGTGGTGGTGACGGATTCACAGGTCCAGCCTGCTCGTGGGGAAACCGGCTGTTCAGCAGAGGAACGGGCAGCCGAGACCGAGAAGGCGCATGCGATCCTCGGCTGTGCGACGCTGCGATTCGGTCTACAGGACGATACCCTCACCGCTGACAATCTCCGGTCGGCCATCCTCACGCTGTCGCGGGATGTCGAGGCCGTGTACGTTCCAGCCTTGGAGGGTGGTCATCCCCAGCACGATCTCGTCACACGCATAGCGGCGTCCGTCTTCGGGGTGGACAAGCTCCGCTGCTACGCCACCTACGAGAAGCTCAGTCAGTATCGCGACGTGGATCTCCACCCCGTCGGTACCACCGAGATCGAATGGAACCGGGACGAGTATCAGCAGAAGCTCCGCGCCCTCATGTGCTACGAGAGTCAGATGCGGGTCAACCCGATGCACTTCCAAGCCGTGGAGGGACGGAGTGAGTGGTTGTCCGGCTTTGGTCGGCTACATCTGGGCTGTGGGGATCGCATCTGGCCGGGATGGATCAACGTGGATCGGCAGGCACTGGCGGGCTCTGACTTCCGCCGATGTGACCTTGTGGCAGAACCCCTTCCGCTGTATGACGCCACCGTGGACTACGTCTTCTCCGAAGACTTCCTTGAACACCTCCCAGCGGATCGTCGAGTCGCCGTGATCAACGAGATCTACCGAGTCCTCGTACCGAACGGGGTCATGGAGCACTACGTCCCCAACGCGGGTAGCCGGAATGCCTATGGATCCCCCAGCCACCTCTCCCACTGGAACCTCCAGACCTTCGAACATTTCGACGTGGACTCCCACCGCTGGGCGAAGGACCGTGGCTTCGAAGGGATCGTCGGTGGCTTCCGGAAGGTCAGTGCGGATCTGCTGAACTGGCAGGTCGAGGAGGACGGCGTGAAGCGGGCGCAGAGCCTGCGGGTGCGCTACCGGAAGGTCGCATGCTGAGAAAGACCTTTCTCCTGCCCCAGTTTGGCCCGCCCTTCCCGTGGACGGAGCAGTATCTCGAGCATATCGGCAGCCTCGCGCCCTACGGCTGGTCGTGGAAGATCCTCACCCCGCACGGCTATACCTCCAAGAGCCCGAATGTCGAGATCGTGCCGATGACGTTCGCGCAGTTCGATGCGCGGGTCAAAGCCATCACGGGTGTGGACTCGGGCAACTTCCTGGATGCCGACTTCTTGCCGGTGAAGCTCCTGAGTGATTACTACCCGGCCTTCGGGGAGCTGTTCGCGGACCTGCTGACCGACTGCGATTACTGGAGCATTACCAACTGGGACGTGCTCTACGGGCGCCTCGATCACTTCCTCCCCGACGAGACCCTCACCCAGTACGACCTCTGGTCCGACGACAACCACCATGTGAACAGCCTGTGGTGCCTGTACAAGAACATCCCGTGGATCAACGGCCTCTACCGGTTCGTCCCCCACTGGCAGGAGATGTTCCAGGTGAACGGGGTCCCGATGGTGGGGTTCGACGAGATCTACTTCGACCGGATCATCCGGCTCCTCGCCGACGTGGGGAAGATTCGCTTCGGCCACCCGCCATACTTCGCCGTCCACAGCTATGATAGGCTCGTGCAGCACCAACCGACCCCCAACCTCACGCTGGCACCGGACGGGGCGTTGATCGAGTGCTTCGAGGATCCACATCCGGCGTTGACGAACTATGCTCCGTGGCGGGGATGCTTCGGGCGGGAGATCGCGTATTTTCACTTCCTATCCAGCAAAACATGGCCAACGCTCAGACCCTATCCGGCCCCGTGAATCCCCACTACATCTCCGCCTGCTTCATCACGAAGGATCCCGTCTATCCACAGGTGATCGTAGACCGGGTTATGGCGGTGGGATTCGGTGAGTACCTGTTCCTGACCAACTGTGACAGCCCCCACCGGAAGCAGGAACTGTTCGCCAAGGCCAAGTACGAGTATCTCTACTATCAGGATGACGACTGCCTCGCCCCGATTCCACAGCTCCTCGTTGCCGCTGTGCCGAACCAGATCACCTGTGCGATGAAGCCAGCCCACCTGAAGTCGTATGCCCAGAGTCGGATCGCCCTTCTCGGGTGGGGGTCGATCTTCCCGAAGCGGACTATTCAGGTACTGAATCAGTACCGAGCGGTCTACGGGGAGGATCAGGTCTACCGGCGTGAGACCGAGCGGATCATGACGTGGCTGGCCTACCCGCAGACCCGGCTGGATCTGCCGATTGAGGATCTCCCCTCGGCGTGGGCGCCTGACCGGCTGTCGATGCAACCGGGCCACTACGACTACATCAAGATTGTCGAAGATCGCTGTGCCCAACTGACGGGAGTGCTGGCCTGATGGGTGGCTATCCCTTCGGCGGTGGCTACTTCGCCTTCTACGCCTTCGTCTTCATCCCACCGCCCGTTGGTGGAGGGGGCACGGATGAGGTCATTCATCTCGGCACGAAGGAATCGATGGGCGTGACGAGCGTCCCGAGTATTGGAGGATGGAACCCGTGGTAACTCGATGATCCGCGCCTATCGAAAACTCCTCGTCCCGATCCCCGGGAGTCCCGTCCGCGTGACGTCGATCGAGCCGGATCCTGATCGATCCCAAGGCTGTCACGGGGTCCTCATCCAGGCCCTTCCCGGCAACCTCGGGAAAATCTACATTGGCAACGCGAACGTCAGCAAAGCGGCCTCCACGGATGTCTACGCCTTCCTCGCGGTGCCGACGACCAACTTCATCCCGACCTTCTCCGCGGCCCTGACCATGTCGCCGGGCGGGATCCAACTGCGGGATTTCTGGGTGGACGCGGACTTCGCGAATGAAGGTGTCGTCGTCACGATTCTGGTGACGTAGTGTTCGATCAAGGCAACGCCCCCCTGCGGGTTGGATCCGGGATGGTCCTCGGGGACCTCCTCCTCGGGATGTCCGTCCCTGAACCGATCGAGATTCATCTCAGCCTGCTGGAGATGGAAATTCGCCACTTGACCGGCCGGATTGCCTATCTGGAATCGCGGACCTTCCCCGCCCGGTATCGTCGGCTGAAGCAGTGGCTCGGCTGGCGGGTGCATCAAGCCTTCCTCCGTGTGAGGGGGCTGTGGCGCTAGACTGGCTGCCGGTCTATCCCGATCCGGTCCACAAGCGATCACAGGTGAGTCGGCAGACCTTCTCCACGGTCAGCAACTTCATCCCGATTCCGATTCCACCACCACCGACTGAACTCACATGGCACCCGACCTACCCAGACCGGATGCGGATCCGTCGCCGGCAGACGCCTGATCTGCAGCAGTCCTTCGCCTTGTGGTTAGGACCGGACGGCGTGGATGTCCGCTGGCTGCCCCACTTCCCCGACACCCTGAAGCGATCGAAGCTCTCGGTGACCCAGCGTCAGTTCTATGCGGATCCCAACTACGGGGAGCAGGCGAACATCCCGATCCGTGGTGGCTGGCGACCCTCGTTTCCTGCCTTCATTCAGCGGAAGCGGAGGGTTCCAGAAGGTGGAGAGGTCTACGTCACCCCACCGCTCGTGATCCTCGACGGGGTGGGCTGTATTCAGTTCGTGGATGAATCGCTGCTCACCTCCACGTTGATCGACGACTCGACCCTCTCGTCCACCCTGATCGATGAATCGCTGACGATCTCCACCCTGTCAGCTGAGGACGTCTGCTGATGACTGACATACTCCCGCCACCGATTCCCGATCCGGTCTACGAGGTCGATGAACTCACCACCCCGACCTACAGAGCCACCGTGGTGGATGACAGCGATCCACCGGTCGCACTCCCAGCGGCATCTCTGACGACGCTGACCTTGAGTTTGTATGTGATCAACGACGATGGGACGATCACCTACATCCGTCAGGCCCAGAATGTGAAGAACACCAACAACGTGACGGTCAGTGCGCTCGGGGCGCTGGTCTGGTCGATCCAAGCGGCGGATACCACGCTGATCAACACCGTGCCCTACGAGCATCACTATGCCTTCTTCCGGTGGACGTGGGGGTCAGGCAAAGTGGGATCGAGGACGATCGTGCTGAACGTGCGGCAGTTGCCGGTTGTGGCGTAGATGGCGATTGGCTTCACGGCCAGTAGCAGCGGGCTGGCTCGGACAACGGGGAGCTTCCTCAATACTGGCAGCGACTTCACGGTGATGTTCTGGGCAGTGCTCACCACGCCCTACAACAGCGTCAATCGTACGGCGTGGGTGTTGGGGGACGATACCTATGCCGTCGGGTATGCGCGGATTGGCTCCAACGCAGCTGCGACCGCCGCCCTCAGCGACAACTTCTCCCTCAAGACGCAGAACAACGTTCCCGCTAGCAGCGTGACGAATAACGCAACGCAGGTCGCCACCATCTACTCGCACGTCGCCGTCACCTACGATGGCGCCACGCACGTCGCTACCTACTTCATGAATGGGAACTCCTTTCAGGCAGCCACGGCTGTCGATTTGAGTGCGGTGACGTTTGCGGCTGAGCGACTCGGGTTCGACGCGGCTGGCGTTGGCTCCGGGATCGCCTTCACGTATTACCGATCCTTCCAGGCGAAGCTCACGGCGACCGAGATCAAAGCGGAAATGTGCTCCGCGACAGCGGTCCACGCAACCCCGTTCTGCGATACACCCCTGACCGGCCCCGCTGATCTCGCTGACGTCTCTGGGAATGGGCGGGATTGGACGCTGGTCGGATCAGCCTCGACCTACGCTGGCCCTACCCTCGTCAGTGGCATCCCCAACCTGACTCCAGCCACGGCGGTCGACCTCGTAGACCTTCCCTGCGCCTTCGTGGAGAACGTCCGTGACACCACCACCCACGATGTGTGGTTCAAGTACACCGCGATTGCGACCGACACCGTCATTGGCTTGTGCAACTACGGTACGTTCAACACCGGCTACATCCCCGAAACCTTTGTCTACGATGGCCTCGCCAATGCAAACGCGAACATCGCCTATATCGTCTTCGTCAATGGCAGCAACTTCAACGCGCCGATCCAGGTGCCGGTATTCTCCGGTCATACTTACTACTTCTTGGTGCATTCCCACGGGGGGACGGCCGTCACGCCAGCGGTGCTGCTCTATACGGGCCTCCGCGCACCAGATATTTCAACGATCCCTGCGGGGTCGTTGGCGATTCCTGACGATATTGATGGGGAGTTCGGCTTACCGTTGGCGATCCTTGATCCGCTCACGGGACAGCCGATCAAGTTCGTCAACGACTTCCCTGTCGCGAACAACTCGAACATTCTCACAGATGGGACGCTCCTCATCAGTGGATCGAACGACGCGACCGACAGTCACGAATACCTGTTCATGTATGACGCGAGCTTGAATCTGCTCTATAGCAAGATTGCGGTCCCGCCACTTCCCAATAACGGCTTCATCATCACCAGTGATCAGGTCGGTCTCTTCTACGTCGGCCAAGCGTTCAGTGCCACCGTCGCCAAGGTCACTACCATCAGTCCCACCACGGGTCTTCCTGGTGCGACGATCTGGGATGTGGCCATTACCGGATCGACCTTCTTCGGGATGGCAGTCTCGCGGGATAACACGATCCTCTACTACACCGTCGGCTCAGCCACCGACAATGACATTCATCGGTGGGATCTCGTCAACAACGTGGCTCTCTCGGATCTCGTTGCTGCTCCAGCAGGCTACAAAACCCGACCGAACATCTCCGGGGGGGCCTGCGACATCCTCGTCCTCGCGGATGGGAATATCGTAGTGCCCTTCGTCAAGAACAACCACGACGCCTTGATTAACGTGTACACACCAGCTGGGGCCTTGGTGAGTTCAGTCGCGGTGAGCCACATCCTCGACCGACTCTGTCATGCCCTTGATGATCCGAACTCCTACTGGGCGTGGATTCAGCAGGCGTTCTTCTTTATCTCGGCGTTTACGGGAAGCGGCTTCAGCGAATACCGCAACATCAAGGCGAGTGACGGATCCACGATCTCCAGTACGGGAAGTCTCATCCCAAACTATGAGTTCGCTCGATACGCCCCCGGTGTAGATACCAATGCGGCTTTTCTCCCCCAGATCACGATTGCCCCGACGGCCCGGTTTGGGGCATCAGAGTCGTGTCCGATCTGGGTGATGCGAGTGGGTAGCACGCCACCTATTCCGGGACCCAACGGCTGTCCCGCCGGTCTCGGTCTCCTCCCGGTCGCAGGTCCCAATGGCTGTGCCGACCAACTCTAGCTATACTACTGGCCTACAGGAGGGCTGATGTCGACCTTGTCCGCACAGGTACTCCGACTGCTGGATCGCCTCAACACCTGGACGGTGCAGCAGGTCTTCACGGCCATTCGCACGAAGCCCACGAATGCCGAAACCACCCTCCTGCAGGCGTATGACGTGGATGGCACCGCCTACAAAACCTTCGCCACCCTGACAGCTGGGAATACTCCTGATCTCACCATCGCTCCTCCAACTGGTGGGACCGTAACCCTGCAGGCGAGCACGTTCAAGTCGAGTGATGGATCGCCCGGAGTGTCCGGAACCGCGACCGGCGCGAGTACTCTCACGATCAAGGACGGCCTTATTGTGACGATCGTCCCGTAGATGGCTGGCTACACCACCTTCACCTGGTCGGAGATTCGCCAGCGGCTGAAAGATCGGCTGGAGCTGAAACGGTTCTGGACCGACGACGAGGTCTCCGATGCCTTCAACGAGACCTGTCAGACGTGGAATCTCCTCACCGGCTACTGGAAACGTCGCGAGACGATCACCACCGTGGCGGGGCAGTATGACTACGTCCTCAGCGCGGACATGCTCTACCGCACGCGGATGACCTTCAACAACCTCCCGATGAGTCCGGGCAACCGGATGGACCTGAACAACGCTCGACCCACATGGCGGTCTGAGACCACCACCTCTGGAGGGGATGTTCCGACCAGACCGACCGTGTGGACGCCGATCTCACTGGAACTCTTCTACATCTGGCCAGCAGACGCAGCAGGGGGGAACACCCTCACCGTGGACGGCGTGGCCGACACCCCGAGCCTCGTCGAGGATTCTGACACCGTGGATGCCGGTGAAGAACTCCTGACCACCCTCCTCGGCATGGCCCAGCACACGCTCGTGTTCAAGAAGGGTGGTCCGGCCTTCCAATCGACGATGCCCCTGTTCCAGACCTTCCTCTCAGAGGCCGCGGAGTTGAACGGGCAGATCAAAACCTCGCAGGTCTACAGAAGGATCATGGGCCTCGATCGACGAGACCTGAAGCCATTGCGGGGCGCTACTACACTTGTAGTAGGTCAGGCTGGTGGGAATGTCTGAGATCACCGATCAGGCTCTGCTCAGTCAGATTCAGTTGGCACTGGTCGAGCCTCCAGACGGTGGCATCTCGTGGCCCTCGGGTCTGTGGCGGAAGGAGGAGGTCCTCAGCCTGCTGAACCAACGGCAGGATCGGCTCCTCTTCGACACCCTGCTGCAGGTCGGGATCGCGAATCTCACCGTGACCGCTGGCACCTCCCGAGTCGCGCTGCCTGCTGACTGGCTCCACTCGGTCGATCTGGTGTGGCGAGGGGATGACGGAGTCGTGCAGGAACTGGTCCGCTCGACCACCTTCGAAGCCGATCAAATCATCACCACCTGGGAATCCACCCAGTCCACTCCGCTCGTCTACATCGAGACGGAAGCCGATCATCTGCAGGTCATCATCGCGCCCGAGCCGGATGTGAACGGAACCATCGAACTGCTGTATGTGCCGATCGGTGACGAATGTGGAGGGGAAGGCACCCTGCTCACCGTTCCTGACGAGGTCAGGCATGGCGTCAAGTACGGTGTCCTCGCCGATCTGCTCTCCAAGGATGGCCGAGGGAAGGATCCGGGTCGCAGCCAGTATTGTGAACAACGGTATGATCTCTGTGTGCAGGCGTGCCGCCAACTGCTGGAAGGCTGGAGCTGATGCCCGAGCAAGCCTCACAGAACGCGCTGCCGGTTACCACCTCTCCCTACCAGTCTCCGTTCCAGACGGCGATCTACCCTTTTGGATTGGGCGGCGTGAACATGAAAGACCAAGCCGACCAGATCCCGGTTGGTCAGTTCGCACTGCACACCAACCTGACCCACACGATGGATCGGGGGGCGACTACGAGATATGGACTTTCCTCCTACGCGACTGGTGGCACCAAGCATCACTCGGTTCGACGACTCAGTGATCCGCTGAACAGCACCTACACCCGCCTGTGGGGGACGGATCAGGATCTCCGCATCGGCCAGTCGGGTGCGGTGGCGATCATCGACACGGGCTATTCGGGCGATCCACTGGTCCTCCTCCCGCATCGTCCACCGCTCTCTGGGGCTCCGTGGATGTTCGTAGCGGATCGATCTCGGATGCGGAAGGTGCGGGTCGATGGCCTCGATGTGCCGATTGGGTTGCCGGCGCCGGCCACGATCCCCACGATGTCTCTCGACACGGAATACTTCACCCAGATCGCCCGGGTGGATCATGTGGACTCGACCAATGCCACAGCATGGACACCCAACGCCGGCTACACCTTCCCAGATCCTCTCGTGGGGAATGCGCCCGTCCATACCGGGGTCCCAACGATGGTGGACGACTCGGTGTTCCTCCTCACGCCCGGACTGGCCGCGACCACTCCGAATGACGGCTGGTACTCCTTCTGGGGGCTGGCCAAGAGCCTCGATCTCACCAAACTGAAGGCCAACGGCACTGGCACGGTCAAGGATGCCGATGACGAAGACGCGATGCACCTCAAGCTCCAGCTGGTGAATCCCGAATTCGTGAAGGAAGTCCGGCTGTATCTGGTCTGCAGCAACAACTTCTCGCCACAAGTCCTGCCGGGGGTGAACTCCGGTGGGTTGAACTCCGATTTCTACATGAAGGCGTTCGTGCCGGATGCCTTCGCTCGAGTCGTGAATCCCTATCAGTCCACTGACGAAGCTACCCTTGACGCCGAGTTGACCCTCGCTGGACAGGTCGCCCTGACCAATCTCACCAACGCCCAGAACATTCCTGGTGGGTTCGCCGCGGTGGGACAGGGGAAGGCGGGACAGATTCGCCGGGCTACCGATGCCTTCGTCACCGCCGAATATCTCCGCTCGATCAGCCTCCGGGCTGCGGCGATCTCCAATGAGGTCCGCGAGTTTGGCTCGGTGGGCTATTCACTGCGGAGGAGTGACTTCCGCCGGTTCGGCACCACGCCCGGCTGTGACTGGTCGACCATCACCGGGCTGATCCTCTTCTACGCGGTGCTGGATCATGTCACCGGGGTGACCTCGATCACCCTGCAGGACTGGAAGCTCACTGGTGGGGCGGGTCCTGACACGATGGATCCGGGCGTCAACTCCTACGACTACCGCTACACCAACTACGATCCGCGCACAGGAGCGGAGGGGAATCCGACCGACGAGCAGACCGACCTGACGCTGTTCATCGATGCGATCCGCCGAGGGATCATCGTCCAGCCTGCGGCCTACGGAGATGCCGCGATTCGCCAGCGGATCTACCGACGTGGTGGGACCAATGTGGATGATTGGTTCTTCGTCGATGTGAACGCGAGTGACGGAGGGGCGTATCTCGATCTCTTCTCGGATGATGAGGTCTCCACAGCAGGCACCGTCAACCTCGATCATTTTGAAGCGGTGCCGACTCAGGATGTGAACGGCAACACCATCCTTGCCCAACCAGTCCCGGTGCTCTTCGGACCTGCTCAGGGTCTGCTGTTCGGTCTGGGTGATCCCAACCGACCCGGTCATCTCTACTGGTGTATTCCCGGTGAGCCTGATCACTGGCCAGCCGAATCCAATCTCGAGGTGTGTTCCCCCTCCGAGGAGTTGATGGCCGGCCTGATGTATGGGCCGCAGCCACTGACCTTCAGCCGTGAACGCCTCTACGCGATCTACCCGAACCTGACTGGAGACATCGAGGTCACCGCCACCACCACCGCCTGCCGGAGAGGGATCGTCTCTCGCTGGGCATGGGCGATCGGTCTCGGGGGGATCTACGGGGTGGCGAAGGACGGCATCTTCAACACCGGCGGCGGGGTGGAAGAGATCATCTCACTGGATATTCAGCCGCTGTTCCGTGGCACGGTGTGGAACGGGTATCAACCGATCGACTTCACGGTGCCCACCGCGATTCGCCTGTCCTGCTACTTGGATCAGTTGTTCCTCCACTACCAAGGCACGGACGGCAACCGCTACACGGTCGTCTACGCGATCCTGTTCAAGTTCTGGACGCCGTGGAGCTTTGGGAAGCAGACCACCTACCTCCTCCCGGATGAGGACACGCCAGTAGCCCTACTGTTCGTGGGTGGGCTGACGACCGGCAAGTCCTATCTCTACGATCCTGCCGCCTTCAGTGACGACGGAGTGGCGATCACCTGTACGATCCGTACTAAAGACTGGGACATGGATCGTCCCCGAGAGGATAAGCTCCTCGGCGATCTGATCGTGGATGCGGATCCCCAAGGCGCGACTCTCAGCCTGACCACCCTCTTGAACAATGAGACCGTGGTCAACGGGACCCAGACCTTCGATGCCGGGACTGGACGGCTGCGCTATACCTTCGACAGCTTCGGGACTGTTCCACAGCGAGCACGAAACGTGGCGACTACGATCTCGTGGTCATCGAGCACAGGTCGGCCGGTGCTCTATTTCATGGGGATCAGCTACATCCCCGAACCCGATCAGACCCTCAACCGGATGACCCAGTGGGACGACCTCGGGCATCCCGATGAGTTCTACCTGACCGGGGTGACGTTCGACTGTGACACCGGTGGGATCGATCGGACCATCATCATCGAGAAGGATTACAACGGACTCGTCACCACCGTAGCCACCCTGCTGGTCAATGCCAACGGTCGGCACAAGCTGAGTTTCTCGTGGCTCGGGCAGCAGGCACGGAAGGTCCGCATCCGCCCGACCGATGACTGTATCGCGTGGATCCTCTATCAGGCCGACTGGATCAAGGTCAACGAACCCCCGAGGATCGCGGCGTGGGATATTCACTACGAGGCGGATGGGGATCAGTACTACACAGGGCTCGATCTCTACTGTGACACGGGCGGGGCGGAGAAGCGGGTCAAGGTCACGGTGGATGGATCCGTCCTGACCAACCCATATACCGGTCTCCAGTACTGGTCCGTCACCACCGTGGGCCGTCAGTGGATCCATCTGACCTTCCTCGCGGGCCGTGGGCATGTGTTCCACTTCGAAGCCACCGATCTGAACATCGGTCTGCTCTACCGGCACAAGTGGTTCCTCGTCCCTGAGCCGTCAGAGCAGTCGAACTGGAATCAGGGCTACTCGGTCCACGGCACACTCGCAGACAAATGGTTCAAGGCGTTCCTGTTTGAGGTGGATACCTTTGGGCAGAACAAAACGGTCACGGTCGATCTCGACGGCACAGTTGTGGAGACCTTCTCCGTCAACACCACCGGGCGCCAAGTCATCCATCATGCGCTGGCCACCCAGCGTCTCGGTCGTGTACTGCGGATCTATCCCACCGACGGGAACCCCTCTCGTCCCTATACGATTCTCAGTATCTTCGACGCTGAGCCTTACTCGCTCACCGTGTGGCAGACCCAAGAAGGTGATGACGGGGTTCCCGGCTACAAGCAGTGGATCGACGCGAACATCACGCTCGTCTCGACGACCGAGGTGACCCTGACGCTTTCCATTCAGCGGAGTCAGGATGGAGACGGCGCGGTGGAATCGCACAACTATGTGATCCCCTCGACCGATGGGGCCAAGCTGGATCGCTACATCTCCTTCCTGCCGGTCAAGGGTGTGAAGCGGAAGTACTACTTCGCAGCCTCCGCGCCCTTCCGGCTCTACCGGGAGGAATCCGTCGTCCGCATGCAGCCCTGGGGATCGGAACAGGATGTCATCACGCATCCGTGGGGGAATGATGATCTCGATCCCACCCGTGGGATGACCAACGCCGATGTCGCCGCCGCTCGTGATGGTGGGAGTGCCTAGTGGCGAAGAAGGGCCGCTACTACAACACCGAACCCAGCCCCGAGAATCTCCGGGCGATCTGGGATCAGCTCCACCGCCACACCGATCTCTTCGACACCAACAACGCCACGATCGCGGATCAGGCCACGACCATCACCCAGCTCCAGTCCGCCCTCCAGCAGGTACAGGCTGGAGTCGCCACGAACAACGTGAATATCCGACGGGTCGAACTGGCCGCAGCGAAGAAGTCCACCACGGTCACCCCTGGTGGAGGCCAGCTCCCACCGCCGCCTGGATCGATGACGATTCCCGATCACTACGCCGACACGGTCCTCGTGGTACAGGCGGCGACTCCGGTGGATACGACCAGTGCCGGAACCATCTTCAAGTTCGTCCAGCGGGTGGCGTGGGCGCTCAATGCGGAGGTGATCAACGGCACCCCCTTCCCCCTCGGGCTCCTGCTGAAGGGCAGTGGCGACAACATCTATACCTGCGGTGGGGAAACCTACTCGATCTCACGGGTCTGCTATCCCGATGGACACATTTTCAAAGTGCTAGGGGATGCGGGTCCGGGCGGGAACAACACCCCGCAGTGGGTCGATGACGGCTTCGTGACCCCAGACCGGTATCATATTGCCACCGACCCGGCTCTTCCCTGCTAGAATGGCCCCCATGCCCGAGGTCGCCACCGCGCTGACCGCCCGCGAACTCCCCCAAGCGGAATGGGCCAAGCTCCGTGGCACCGAACTGGCCTATCTCGCCGACATCACCGCCCCGATCCTCACCTGGGTCCTCGTGGTGGAACAGGACGGGGAGATCATCGGCTGCTGGGCCCGGATGCTCACCGACCATGTCGAAGGCTTGTGGGAACATCCCGATCACCGGGGCAAGGGCGGCGTGAGCCGGTTGCTGTTCACGGCGATGGTGCAGCACCTTCAGCAGGCCGGGGTGCGGAATGTCCTGACCCAGTCGGTGGATCCACAGATTGATCAGCTGCTCGAGCACATCGGGGGCACGCCTGTGCCGGGGCAGACGTGGGTGTTTCCGGTGCCGGAGTCTCGCTGATGCCGGCGATTGCGATTCCGGCGATTGTCTCGGCGGTGGGGATGGGCGTCAATGCCTACCAGCAGCACAAGGCCCAAGGCGCCCTGAATGCCGCCACCGCCAACTCCGAGGGGATCGCGGCCTCACAGGAGAAGCGGGCCAATCAAGCCTTCGACATTGGCACTCCGCTGGTCCAGCATGCCGGGAGCTACTACGACACCCTGCTCCGGGGGAATCGCTCCCAGATGGCCGAGGCCACGGCGGGACCGAGGAAGGCCATCAACGATCAGTATGCTGGCGCCGGCCGGAGTCTGGAACGGTCGGGGGTGCAAGGGGCGGTCAGGGATCTCGCCAAGGCGAATCTCTCACGGTCTCGGGCTGGCGATGTGGCCCACCTGACCATGGGTGTCCAACCGATGGCGGCGGCAGCACTCGGGGATCTGGGTGAGGCTGAGCGGGGGCATGGATTCGCTGGGTTGAGTGGCGCGGCGGGGACCTACGGCGGGATCATGGGCGAACGGCTCCAGCAGCAGCGGTTCATCTCGCAGCAGGGATCGGGCAACGGGCAGGCGGTCGGGTCGATGCTGTTCGATATTCTCAATGGGATCGGGAACCGGAACAAACCTTCTGCCTCTCCCAATGGGACATGGAACAGCGGCGGGTATGTCCCGGTCGGTTCAGGCTACCCCCAATACGCCAACCCCAACCCCATGGAAGGCTGATGAGCTTCCTCGACGAACTCGTCCCGGGCTTCGTGGGTCGGCAGCGGTATGTCGAGGAACGGAACCGGCAGGATGACATCCAGTCTCGGGACAAGGAAGGGAAGATCTACGAAGCCCTCCTGAACTCCTCCGACCCCCATGTCCAGTCGATGGCCCTCAGTGGCCTGTTCGAATCCGCGCTGCCGGGGAAGAAGGCCGGTGGGCTGAGGGGCTGGATGGGCGAGCGGCAGAAGAGTCCGCTCTACCAGCAGCTGCAGCAATATATCTCGACGCCGGTGCAGGAGACCTCCTCCACACCCGGACCTCGTAGTCCTGAACTCCCGATCGAGCGGAGCCTGCCCGGGAAGGTCGAAGGACCGATCGGCACCCCGCAGGCCACGGTGACGGCGCTGCCTCCTCCAGCGCCCTCGGCTCAGTCTGCGACGTCTCCTGTGCAGGGTGGACCGCCTCCGGTGACCACAGGGACCCAGACTGTGCCGGGATCACCGCCGGTGGTGAGTGGACAGTCGGGGGTCTTTCCGCGTTCACAGCCGGCGGTGGCGCCTCCCGGGTTGCAGGGACCGCCCAGTCCGAGCTTTGTCACAGGGAGCCATCCACGTCAGATTTTTGACACCGCTGAAGAGGCTGCCAAGAAGCATGCGATCGCGGTGCAGTCGGGGGATGTCGAGGGGAAGGTCGCGGGCATGGTCGCCGCGGGGATGAGCCGGCCGGAAGCCTTGGCCCTCCTCCAACGCCAGTATCGTGGATCTGCTGCCGCCCCCTACCAGTCAATTCAGGGCGAGGTGACCACTCCTGACGGGAATGTGGAGCTGCGCTTCGGGAGCTTCAACAAGTTCACCAACCAGTATGAGGATGCGAACGGTCAGCCGATCCCGGGATTCCGTCCGAAGTCGGCGACCGCGAATCAGACCTACGGGGTCAGTAACGAGTCGGTGGCACAGGCCACCTACCACAAGCCGTTTGGTCGGCTGAGTCAGGGGCAGCAGCAGCACACGCTCGCGTTGGTTGCCCAGCAGAAGGGCCAGCTTACGAATAACCAAGCTCTCAGTGCGGCTCGGGGGATGTTGCCGAATGGCACGGTGGATCAGGTCCTGACGCTGGGTGAACAGTTGCTGCAGGGTACCGCGGCTCCACTCCCAGATGAAGGAGCAGCCCCCACGGCTCCCGGCGCCACCCCTCCACCGGCTCAGGCTGGAGCCCCTGCGACTCCACCACCCGCACCCGCAGGAGCAGCGCCGAGCAGCGGTGGAGCAGCGCCGATCACGACCGCAGCACCGACAGCGGCTCCCACGGCTCCCACGGCTACACCGACCAAGCCGGCTGGACTCCGTGCACGTACCCTGGCTGGGGCGCCTCCTGAGATGGCAGGGCAGTCGCGAGAAACCGGGAAGCCTGTGCCAGCCTCGGTGCAGACCGCGATCTCCCGTACCGAGTCGATGAACGACAACATCACCGCTGCCCTCGCCGCTCTCGAGCCGTTCAAGAACGACACCTCGCTCGAAGGCACGATGAAGCTGGTCGAGAAGTATCGATCCGGAACCGAAGGGAATCCGATTGCGCTGGCCGCGGCTCAACTCCCAGACCTCGCGGGTCTCCAGCAGTCGGCCTCGTCCAACTTGGGTGGGGCCAGCCGGTCGCAGCGGATCTATGCGGATCGCCGTCAGCACACCCCTCGATTGCCCTCGGGTCGGCAGATCATGTTCGCCCACAACGTGCCCGGGCTGAATGCGGATCGGGTCTCGGCGCTGTCCCAACTCAAGGAAGGCGATGAGGGTGGGTTCGACTCGCCGGCCCAGATGTACCAGAAGCTGGTCGGGCTGCGGGATGCGAATGCCGCCTTCCTCCGGGATATTCAACAGACCGCGACCGGGGTGAGTCCTGCCTCCTCACACGGGGCCACTCCACCTCCCGCTCGGACATCCCCCGCTACCTCAACGCCTGCTGGAGCCAAGACGGTGGAGACCGCAGGCCCCGGTGAGGCGTACTGGGATCCCACGCTCGGTCCACAGGGCGGCTACAAGATCAAGCCCCTGCAGTAGCGTATGCCGCAGGATCCCTCCGTCCAAGACGCCATTCGTCAGGAAGCGACACGGCAGGGTGTCGATCCCGCCCTCGCCCTCGCGGTCGCTGATCAGGAATCCAGTTTCGATCCGACGAAAGTAGGCACCTCGGGCGAACTCGGCGTCATGCAGTTGATGCCGAACACCGCGAAGCATTACGGGGTGGATCCGTCTAACGCCGGACAGAACATTCGTGGGGGCGTGCAGCATCTCCGCTTCCTCATGGATCAGTACAAGGGAGATGTGTCCAAGACGCTCGCGGCCTACAACGCTGGCGAGGGACGGGCAACTACGCCTCCTGCGTCGACCGCGAACAATTACATTCCGGGTGTACTGGGGAAACTGAAAACCTACCAAGGTGGAACGACGACTGCTCCACCACCGCCAGCACCGTCCCATACGCCTTCGTCGATCGCGCCACCCTCGACGCCCTCCTCGACGACCCGACCGCCCTCAAGTTCCCTAACCAGCAAGATCACGGATCTCGTCTCCAAGTTTGCCCATCCAGCATCGGCGACTGATCCCCGAACCGCTGCTGCTCAGCAGGACGCCTCCACCGCCCTCACGCCGTCACCCGATCACGAGATGCTGGGCGGGATGGTAGGAGCAGCCGCCGCCACGATGGTGGCCCCTGAACTGGAACTCCCCGCCCTCATCAGTCGCGCCTATACCGCTGCGGTGCCGCTCGTCGGGGCCTATGTGGGAGGAGCGACACAGACCGCAGCCTCTGGAGCCCGAGACTGGCCAACTATTCAATCCGCTGGACGTCGGCAGATGTACTACGACGCGACGGGACAACTGATAACTGGGGTTGGACAAGCCTTCGGTCGACGCATTGCGGCCTCTGGTATTGGCAACAAGGTCCGAGAGGGTCTCTTTGCTGCACACAGTAACATGCGAGGGGAACTCAACAAGGCTATCGACGTCGCCGCGTCGGATACTACGGCTGCGAGATCTCGGTTGGCGGCGACACAGTCTCCTGTTACCCCAAGTCGTGCGGGACAGATGGTCGAGGGCGTAGCACAGGGTCCGGCGAAGGATGTCAAGGATCAACTGGGGAAGAACGTACTAGCGACCGCACAGTCTGGCCCGCGGCTGCCTACCGCTCCTCTCGTCAAGCGGGCAGAAGAACTCTCCAATCAGATCACGCCGATGGCGAGCCACGAACCGGCCGCACTCGAGACCGTGGCACAGGCGTCGGAACCTGTAGCCGAAAGTGGGATCAAGTCAGACTTGGCCACGCGGAAGAGCACATCGGGTGCGCTCACACCGGCTGAACTCAAGGATCTCCTTGCGCAGTCCACCGGACCCGATCATCCGCTCCCCGGTGTCCTCTCTGACATTTATCAGAAGATTACCGAGAATCCTCATATTGAGTTCGACGATGCCCACAAGATGAAGCGGCTCCTCGACGAGGCAGTGAACTGGGACTCACCGGCCAAGAAACAGGTGCAGCAGATTACCAAGGGGTTCAGAGTCACCCTACGGGATCTCATGGCAGCTCACGAACCCTACAACCAAGCCACCTCGGACTATGCACAGGTCGCGAAGCTCTACGAGAAGGGTGTCACGCCGAAGCTCCACAAGGCCATCCTTGATGATCCCGAGGTCGTGATACGGAAGATTGACTGGCAGCACCCAACGCAGGCAAGGCTCCTGAAGAATCTCACAGTCGATGTCCCGAAGCAGGGAGCCGAGGCGGGTGCCCAACAGGGGGAGGCCGCGTGGAATGCACTGCGGGCATCCTGGACCCATGAGAAACTCGTGCGGCTCGGCCCGGAGAAGATGATTGCAGAGATGCAGAAGATGGAAGGATCGGGTAATGGGCAGGAGTTTATCAAGACCATGTATGGGGATCCTGCAGGGCAGACGGTCTGGGGGAATCTGAAACAAATCGGCGAGGCATTCCAGTCGCTCCAACAGAAAGAACTCGCAGCGGCAACCGAGAAGAAGGCGTTTGAGGTAGGTGCTGCGGCACAGAAGCAAGCCTTTGAGGGATCGACGATTGCGACTGCTCCGAGTGCGGCTACAGCGACACGCGATATTGCCTACGGGCTGCTTGTGCCAGGACACCCGATTACCAAGGTTGGCGCGGTCACCCGATCCATCTTGAAGGGACCGAGAATCGCCGATCTCACACAGTGGGCAGCCTATACCCCACAGCGAACCCAGTGGTTGATCAAGGCGCTGACGGGACCGGAGCCGGGGATGGCGCTGGCGGATCTAGGACGACTCGTATTTCCTGGTCGAAGTGAGGAACCGGCGCAGCCTGTCGGTCCTCCACCGAAGCCGACGACTGTTCAAGCCTCGGTTCCCTAAGCCACCTCCCGACCAAGGTCAGCGACTTCCTCTTCATCCCCCACCGCGGCAGTGGTCAGCACATCACTGCCCACTCCAAGTTCGGTCACCGCAATCGTAGAGAGACTCGCCCAGTCACCCCCATCGGTCCCGACCTTCACCGAGACCCCAGTCGAGAGGTAGGGTCCGAGCTGCCATTCCTCTGGACACGGCATCATGGTCAGCGGTCGCTGCATCTCCTGCACGACGATACTCGCGGTGAGATCGAACACCTTGGTGGGAATCTCGAGCAGCAGGGAATCGTGGATTGGAGCGCGGAGGGGGGTCTTGCCGAAGTAGACATCTCCGATGTACGCAGGCTGTTCAGGATCGAATAACCGCAGCATCGCTTCCTTGAGCTTCCCCGCGGTAGTGGACTGGGGGTAGAACGCCACACACCGTTTGGCATCCTCACCAAGGTTGATCCGGAAGTACTGCCCGTTGATCACCGCCACCGGAGAATCGCCTTCTTCGATCCCCTTCCGCTTCATCTTCTGGACGATCGCCCAGTACTGCCCCGCGGTGATCTTCTTGTAGGTGAAGACCGACCAGAACCAATGTTTGTACCCGAAGGGATGATCGCCCGGTCCACCGAGATAATGCTGCTTGAAGGCCCGCTCCCTGACCTGTCGCTGCCACGCGGGAATCTTCGGGGCCATCGACCGGAAGATATCAGCGTATTCCTCCGCCACCTTGTGGTTCGGGAAGGTCTCCGGGAATTGAAGGACCATGCCGGGGATCGTCAGGCCGTAGCTGAAGCCGTGGACGAACCGTTTGGATCGTTCATAGACCGCCTGGGTCTTCTCATCCTCGGCCTGCTTGATCTCCTTGAAGTAGGCCCCGAGGACCTCCGGACTCCAGCTTGGGTCGTAGGGCCGCTTCAGGACGTGGCTGGCGAGACCGGCATGGATCCCCAACCGAGCCAGACGGATGTGATTCGGGTCACGGGAGTACCACCCAACATCCACCTGTTCGCTTCCCCCAAAGTCCACTTCCAACAGTCGACATCCCGGACTAGCCACAAGACACCGACGGAAGCCTGCGGCCAGATTCTCACGTCCCTCACGGACCCGGGTAATGACATTCGTAATGTTAGGGTTGACATAGGACAGCCTTGAGGTGGACGGCTTGAACGTAGGTTCGGGATGGATTCGTCCCTCATCATCCATTCTCCGTTCGGTGCCTTCGACATAGGTGCCCTTCACTTTGATCACGGCGCGGTAGTCCAGCAGGGTGAGGTAGAGGGGATCGCCGGTTCGTGACAGCCTGTCCAGGGTTTCTCGGTCGGTCGAATCCTTCTTGGTCTTCTTGGCCTTCCCGGGCTGATGCTTCTTGAACTTGATGTAGTTCAGGACCTGTTGCCAGCTGTCCGGGTTGAACGGCTCCGACCAGAAATAGCGAGTAACCGTCTCAAGGCGGAGGACCGTTGCCGGGACAAGCGATCGATCTTTGCATCGATGCTTCGTATGCACGCCCACACCACCGCAGCTTTCGCAGCAGCGAACTTCTCGGACAAGTTCACGCTCGACCACGACGGCTTGCCGATAGAGATCGAGTTTGAGGTCGGTGACGTCCTTCCCCTTCCGCTTCTTCCCTTTGCGTGTGAAGGCTGAGGCTTTGACATGGAGGACATTCTCCTTGGGACGAGACACGAGACCCTGCTTGGGGGTCAGGTTACGGAGGCCGTCGGGATAGGACTCTTGGAGCTTGTTCAACAGGGTGGTCGCTTTGTCCGATAAAGTGGACTTAAAGAGGGTCAGCCGCTCACGGTCGACTTTCACGCCGATGATCTGGGCTGGCTTCAGGACGAGGTGGTGGAGCTGGTGGACATGCCGAGCCACGGTGGGCCAGGTACCCAACTTTTGATGATCGCGCAGCAGGCCGAATCCGACTCGGTGGGTCTGGAAGCCGTCGATGGCAGCGTAGCGAGCAGGCTCTGAATCCGCGAGGTGTTTCCATGGGCCGAAGCTGGAATAGAACGGCGCCCAGAAACCTAACCCTCTCGGGACGTCTGACTGGAGCTGGTGGGCTACCCACATCAGATCGAGGACCTTGTGGAAGTCCTCCGCCTTCATCACGCCTGCTGCGACGGCTCTCTCGAAGTCGTAGCCGGTGAAGTTCCAGCCCCAGATCGGGCCGGGAGACTGATGGAGACGGATCAACTCGTCGATGTACGGACCTTGGAACGGAACCGTGATCCCTTCATCCTGGTGACAGCTCACATTCCACCGGAGGATCGTGAAGCTGCGATCGTCGGAGGAGATCTCCCCTTCATCCTGCCCACCAGCCTTGTCCGGGGTCTCGATGTCGGAGGAGATCGGATAGGCGGCAGGATCCTGCTGGCGAGCGGCGATGACCAGATCGACCCAAGCGGTGAACCACTCGAGCGGAGGATCGCAGACGATGGACGCGGGATCGGGTGGAGGGTTGTCTGTGATCGCCTTGAATGCCTGCTGCAGATCCCAGAGGACTGTACCTATCAGATTGTGAGCCCCACGCTGGAGGTAGGAGGGGTGGAAGGTCGGGACGATCCAGAAGCGGTCGAGCGGATCTCTCGTCACCGTGCCATGGAAGTTGTTCGGGCCGATCTTCTTCCCGCTGATCCGCATGACCCGTTTGATGGCTGTGGTGCCCATTGGGACGACCACCTTCAGATACGGACTCGCGAGGCTGTCGTTCAGGTAGGGGGCACAGGCATCGAGGGCGGCATACTGCCACGGAGCCCCTTCCAACCAATCATTAGGTGGGCGGCAACGAATACTGTTGTCTATCCGGAGGTGCTCTCGCTCCCAGCCGAGCATCTTGAACAGGCGAGCGAGCATGGATCCGGCATCACCGACGAACGGCTTCCCCACTGCCGCTTCAGTCGCGCCGAGGGCTTCTCCCACCAGCAGGAGTGGAGAGGTGTCGGGTCCGTCTGCCGGGGCATAGCCCTTCCCGCTGTCGGCGAGGACACAGCCGGCGCAGGCGCTAGGCTTCAGTAACATTCGGGGTGTCGATCAGGAGGTGGATTCGCCGCGTGGTTCCCCAGTTCACCGCCCCGTGGGGCAGACCGGGGTTCATCTTATAGACATAGCCGAGTTCAAGTTGCTGCCAGCCGTTGAATCCTACGTCACGCCGCCAGTCAGCTTCGGTATAGACCCAACACCATTCATTGAGTTGTAGAGGAATATGGTAGCGGGTCAACGCTCCCGTCCACTCGTCCTTGTGCGCCACGATCTGCGCGGAGGGCTCCAGTACCACGAGGGTGGCATAGGCCCAGACCCCCTTGAAGGAATCCTTGAGGAAGGGATAGAACCGTGCCTTGACGCGATCACTCTCCGGCATGAACGACCCTCCCGGGGCGGAGAGATCGAACACGCTCAGGCGGCTGAGGAGGTAGGCGACCTGCTCGGCATCGAAGATTTTGCCGGTGAAGTTATACACCGACAGCCTCGGCAGCCTGAATAGCCTTCTGGAGTTCAGGAGTGGTCACCCCGTCCTGATCACTCTGTGGATCAAACGGGATCGTGTAGCGTTCCTGGTTCACATCCCCACCCCATTTGGCCTTGTAGTGAGCACGGGAGATCCCAATTCGGGCTTCATGCTTGGCCCGAGCCTCGGGACTCATCGACTTCAGGGTCTGCGATCCGCCACCGATGTGGTGGAAGGGGAGGTTGATCGAGAAGATCCGATGGCCGTCACCGCCGAGCATATAGCGCCGGTGGGTGTCGAGGTCTTCACAGAAGGCCGGGATGAAGGCTTCGTCGAAGGGGTACTTCTCGTGCGCCTCTTTGGAGATCAGGTAGCAGGAGAAGTCGGGTCCTCCCTTGCTATTCGGGGGAATCCCACTGGTCGTCTCTCGTGTCCAGAAGGACATGGCATCACTCTCCGGCCACGCGGCGAACTGTTCTCCAGTCACACCGACAGCGGTGATGAACAGGGCGTCTGCGCGATCCATGTTCATGCTGAGCATCCCGACGGTGAGATCCGACAGCCGCACATCGTTGTTGATGACTAACGCCCTGTCGGCTCCAGACTCCCAACAGAACCTCAGTGCTCGGTTCCACGTCGCCGACAGACTGGGCAGTGGGGGATCGTGATGCCAGAGGAGGATCCGGTCGGCGTATTCCTCCGCGATCTGCTCCAGCCTCGACCGGAACGGAGTGGGGACCCCTTGATTCACTATGAGCAGCCTCGTGGGGATGCTCTGTGCGAGACAGTCTGCGATGGCTGCTTCAGTGAGTTCAGGGGCTCCCAGTACCGGCATCACAATCGGAATCACATCAACCCCCTCGACTTGGTCACCTGACTATACACATACGCCAGCACGTAGAACACGATCCCCGCTGTCCCCCAGCGGTTCCAGTGGGGAATATTGGTCAGGCCCACGATCAGGCAGAAGCCCGCAGCGCCGGTGAGGAACAGCAGGACACCGATACGGATCTGGGCCTGGGTCATGCTCCCTCCTTGGGAATCGACCAGGTCTTGCTACAGTTCCCACAGGCCATGGCGATGGATCGCTTGGTAGTGACGAGGGCTTCGACCCGCTCGTCATCACAGCCGCAGAAGGGGCAGATCGGTTGGGGGATCTCAGGAGCGGCCACGGATCACCTCCACCGAGGGCAGCGGGACGAGGAAGGTCCCACCAGATTCCAGATACGCGGCTTCGCGCTTGATCACGGCATCTCTGAATTGCCATGCTCCCAAAAGTACAATCGGGGCTGGATCCGCTCTCCACGTCTCCTCGCTGATGATCGGGATCCGTGTGCAGCCCGTGACCAGTCCCACCTTGAACGGACTCCGCTCCACACCAAAACGGATCTGGCGCCGGCCAATCTTGGCCCACTGCAGGAGGGTGTTGGCCTTGGTCGAGCAGGCATAGAGGTCGATCGGGATGCCTTGGTCGAAGACGTAGTGTTGGACGGTGTCGGCGAGGCGCTGGCAGTGTTCCTTGGCTTCCCACGCAAACACACTCAGCCTCCGTCTAGTCAGCCCGAGTTCCGCCTGCCGCCACCGATCAACCGATTCCTCCGGTGCCTGACTCCTCCGGGCCACCACGATCCGAATACTCCCACCGTTGATCTTCCTCGGCTCGACCGCGATGACATGGAGGTCAGTCCCCCGCAGCAGGAGTTCGAAGGTATGGAGGGAGTAGTAGGTCAGGTGCTCGAAGCAGAAGTTGTCCCACGCGGTGGCCTTGACCATCTGGAGGAGATCCTGCAGCTGGAGAATCCACACGCCTACTCCAGTGAGGAGCCGGTCGATCTCTCTGACCGCTGCTCGTGGATCCTCGATGTCGTAGAAGCAGGCGATCGAGGTGATGGCCTGGATCGACGCGGAGGGAAAGGCGTAGGTGCCCTGCGGGAAGTAGCCGTGAATCACCGTATGAGCCTTGTCGGCCAGTCCATGGATCAGACTCGCCGCGGGTTCGACCGCCATACGAGTCGGACACTGATCCCCGCGGAGGACCGCATACTGCTGGAGCAGGGTGCCATCGTTCGCGCCGATGTCGAGGACTCTGGTCGTTCTGGTGAGTGGTACCCGCCAGCAGACCTCCTTGGCGATCGAGTTCAACTCCTCCACCATGATCTCGTTGATGCCCGAGTGATACCAATACTGCTCACCATAGAGGAGTTGTGGGTTGACACTCACCGAGAGCTGCACCAGATCGCAGGTTTGACAGATCACCGCGGCGAGGGGAGCGGAGGGCGGATCCGGGTCCTCGGGTTTGACGAAGCCGCTCAGGGCTGGGGTGCCGAGGTCGAGGAGCGGATCGAGGGGGCCGCCACAGGCGCGACAGGTGGTGCGGCAGGTCAGATTCTCAGGCGCGAGCAGCATGGGCAGCACTCCAGACAGACACAAAGGTTTGGGTGGCGCGACTCCAGGACATCCGATCGATGGCTGCCCGGGGAATCGACAACGGATCGGCACGATAGATCTTCATGAGGGCGGACTCCAACCCTTCCTCTCCACGGGTCGTGATGGCTTCGTGGTAAATCTCCGGATCGTCCCAGAGGTGGGCCACGAGCAGATCCTTGTTAATGAGCAGCGGCCGGTGCGAGGCCAGCAGCATGGAGGGGGCCGAGGCTCGGTTCAGCCAGAGCGGCGGGGTCTTGTACCAACAGACATTCACGGTGGACCGAGCGAGGCGACGGACTTCGTCCTCGACACTCAGCCACGCCCCGGGGGTCGGGAGATTCAGTGCCCAGCCTTTGGATTCACAGATGTACTGGATCTCGGCGATGCCGTCTCCACGCACACTACTCGCCCCCACGGTGAAGGTGGGATCCGGAGGAGGGAGGTGATCGATCCAATCGGGCACGGGGTAGTCGAGATGGGTATAGCCCTCACGGGGGTAGTCACTCCACCGCACCTGCTGGAAGTCGATGAATGGGCAGGAGGCATCGGAGGGTCCACCGTCCCACCACGAGGTCACGATGCCCTGATCGAGCAGCAACTGCCAGCGGGCTCCGGTGTAGTGGTTCATGGTCATGGCGTTCCAGATGAGATGTACCACGTCGTAGCGACCGTCGAGGATGTCGAGGGGGAAGAAGCCGGTCTCCCCTTCCTGCTGACGGGCGTAGATCGCCGAGTAGGTGCCGTCCCAGACCGTCAGGTCCACTGCTGGCGTCCGCTCCAGCGCGGTGATCATCTGCTGGGTCACGTTCTGGAAGCCACAGCGACGGTCGGAGAGGTTGCCGATGAGACAGACACGGAGGGGGTTACTCATGATCAGATGTACGATCTCGGTAGCGTTCATCGTCCCGCTGGGCTTCCCATTCAGCTTCCTTCTGTTCTAGTTGTTTCGTCAGCATCGACAGACTCCGTTTCAGGAGGGCGTTCTCCTGCTGGAGACGGGAGACGTCGGCCTCGGCCGCTTCAGCGCGTTCGAGGACTCTGATGTCACACCACCTCAACCACTGCTCCGTGTTGTAGAGAGGGGCCATTTCCTCGCGGAGACGGGAGACTTCGGCGCGTAACTCCTCGATGGTTTCTGCCATTGCAAGCGCCTCATCTAAATTCATCGTCAGGAGGCGTGTGGGGGTGTCGTCAGGGGCGACGGGCTGGTCAGGCTTATTCATGTGGCGGCTCCGGTAAAGGCATCCAATGGGTCAACCGCCGAGTCGAGATGTTGCCGATGCCATAGCGTTCCCATCGCCACTCACCGTCCCAATGCGCCAGTCGGCCAACCGTGGTCCGCGCTATTGGCTGGGAGTCTGGATGCTGATGCAGGTCTGACGCGCTTGGCTCGGTGACTTCCGTGAGTAGGACATAACGTTCCCTCGGAGCCGTCTCAATCGGTTGCCAATGCGGGGTGTCATCACCGTGAACCCGGCAATAATACCGTTCTTCGGAACTGCCGAAAGTCGCATCGCGCTTGCCTAGCCAACAAGTGCAGGTCGGCGGCACAACTTTGTCGCTCTCGCGGAGCCGGGTGACTTCGGCCTCGGCGAGTTTTAGCCGCAAGAGAAGCTGATAATCCAACTCAACTGGATCCCCCTCGTGCGGCGGGGTGTCGTCAGGGGCGACGGGATGCAGCGCCGTTGTCGGTTCTACCGTTTCTGAACAGTCGCACTCTCGACATCGAAAGATCCGGCATTGAGTGGCCGCGCCACCACCTTCGCGCACGTTGACGTAATCAGCATCGTGGCCGTGCAGCCGACACTCCAGATACCACGAAGGCTGCACAAATACTTGCGGCGGGGTGTCGTCAGGGGGGCGGGACGCGGCGGTCATCGGTTTACCTCGGCCCAATTCACAGGCCCGACGGTGACAAACAACGGGTTGATCATGCCGCGCGAGAGCAGCGTCACGAAGATGTCCTCGCCACGCACGATAGCCGCTCGCTCCTCGTCGCTCAGTGTCCAGCGCGTAATCACTTGGCCGTCAGGCGTCCGCACCGATGGCAAGTCGCGGTATTCGCTCTGGTGCTCTGCAATCACCACGGCACGCGAACCGGATGGAACGAGCGCCGGATCTATCCGTGGGTCAACGATTTCCATCACGCCTCCGCATTGAGAAACGCACACAACCTACGACCGCCTACGCGAGTCTCCGAGTAGGCCACTGGACAGATCAAGCGCCAGTCATAGATGGCCCACTTCAATTCTCGCCGTGGCTCGCCGCTAGAGTTCCAATGGAGGCGATAGCGTGGCTTCTTCGACTTCCGTTTGTCGTCAGGGGGGCGGGACGCGGTCATCGGCCTGCCTTCTTTATAGCATGGAGTAAGTGATGGTCTCGTGGGCATAGGTAGTCACTAAGCAGTGAGAGTTCCGCCGCTGTGAACTGGCTCGCCAACGTCCCCGCCCACAGCAGATCGCACGATTCCCGGTGCCGCGCCTGCAAGGCCAGAAATCGTTGCGCGGCCGATTGGAACAGACGCACCGTGGCTGGGTGACGCAGAATCCGTTGTGGGGGGCGGGACTCAGACATCAGCGACCTCCTCAATACCGCCAGAACACGAGGCACGAACAGAACAACGCCCCAACAATAAACCCTGCGAGAAAAGCGCCTGCGATCATGGGTCGGTCCTCTCAGCGCCCGCCGCCTTCAACGCCGCGATCATTTCATCCTTCTCACGAAGTTGAACGGTGAGCCATGCCACGGTCTGCTCCAGTTTTCTGGTGTGAAACTCCCGCTCTTTCTCACACCTGTCGAGCTTGGCGTAAGCATCGTGGGCCTTCTCGCGCCACTCGTCCACTTCCCAGGAGTAGCGATCTGCTACGAGGCTCATCGCGCCTCCTCGGGGCCGTCAGGGGCCGCATTGATTGCTGCACGCACACGGTCATAGAGTCCGTCGTAACCTTCTGCCCTAGAATGAAATGGCGTGTCTTCTAGCAGATCGAAGACGGCATCACGAAATTCCTGAGCGCCACGCAAGTCCACGCGGATTGCCTCGATCAGACGTTTCGCGTCGTCCAGCCGCTCAAGACATTCCTGTAAATGTTGCTCAGTCATCCCTGCTCCTGCGAGGGGCCGTCCGCCTGCGCGAGGGCGGCTTGAGCCTTTTCGATGCACTCGCTGAGCGTGGAACCATCCTCGACAAACGTCATCACGCAGTCCTCGTGAGAGGCGATGCTACCGTCACGACGCGAACAGTATTTAAGCAGCGTTCTACTCGCCTCAATCAGCGCGGGCAGCGCCACGAAGGCGCGGGCGTCCGCTTCCTCACGAAACTCAGCGACGACGTTGCCGTCAGGATCGGTGAGGTTCCACCACGAATAGCGGCCTCTCAGCCTGAGCTGTTCCACGGTGAGCGGGGCGGGGGTCCTCGGCATACTCAATTCTCCAGTGCTCGTCGACGTCGATCCATCTCGGCATGTAATGTACGGTGGTGGAGACAGTAGACAAACTTCTGCGTCTTCACCCCGCATTTGGGACAGACCTGTTTAGCCCGTCGGCGGTTGTAGAGTCGTCGCTGCCGGCGCCGAGCACTGGCCCGCACGGTAGCGGGGTTCCGGGGATAGCGGGCTTGGAGGGCGATCACCCAGTCGGGGGTCATACCAGGCTCCGATACAACTCCGCGTGCTTCCGTCCCGCGTGTCTCCAGCTGTCACGATTCGCGAGTTCGACCGTGCGTCCATCCCAGTCACCACAGCGCAGACCCACGAGGAGATCTTGTGCGTGCTCCATGCTCGTGGACCAGCGAATGGCCATCTCATCGTGGAGATCCCTGAACTGCCGCTGGCCAGCCATGGCGATCACCGGCTTCCTCGCCCCAATCCCGATGCGGATCGCGGCCGAGGTGCCTGAGTTGCCATTCACGTAGAGGAAGGCGGTCGCTTGGCAGACATGGAGGAGGGCGAGGACCTCTTGCAGTCCTTCGTTCCTCCGCACGACGAGCCATGGATTGCGCTGACGGAGATCGGCCTCTCGATCCTTCGACATCTCCGGCACACACAGGGCGACTCCCCAGCCCACAGCATAGGCAATCTCACAGAGGCGATCGTAATTCTTCCAGCCGAAGTCGAACCCCACCGAGCCCACGAAGGGACGCCCATAGATCCCAGTACGGTCTGCTTGGTAGCCATTCATCTCCGGGACCGCCTGTCGCCAGTAGATCGCCTGCTCCAGCCCGATGACCGGTTCGTGGACGATGAAGGCATCCGCGACGTCGTGGACCTCCTTCGACAGCTGGTCGGGGGGTTCGTGGCCCATCGTATCGTGCCAGGTCACCACGAACTTCACCCCAAGCTGTTGGTACTGACGGATCCACGCCGGACTCCAGCGGGAGTGGAGGGCCCGGTGCCAGTTCAGATGGATTACATCGACCGGTGGAGGCTGCTTTCCACATTCGACCGGATCGAGGGAGTCGGCGGATGGGGTGATCACGATGTCGGGATCGGCCTGTTTCACGTAGTGGATCAGCTGCTTGCTATGCGCCTGAATGCCGCATTGGAGCTGACCCCACGAGGTGACCAGCAGCACATGGAGGGGGTTAGCCATTGATCTTCTCTTCTCCAATCGCGTCTCCGGCATCATGGTTGATCAGGCGAACCAACTCCGCTCGGCGGTCGTTCAGTCCCTGAATACGGAAGGCCAATTCTCCCGCGGCCTGCCACCCGATGAGATTCACCGGCGGATCCTCGGTACGGAGTGATCGGAGATCATCCTCCGCATGCCACAGAGCCGCATTCACCGCCGCGAGCTGGGTGTAGGCATCGAACCACTTGCCATTCAGGGTGCGGGTACGAATCTCACTCAACAGGACCGCGTGCTCGGCCTCGAAGTGTTTGACATCCTTGCCAGCCTCAGTCCCGAACAGCCGCTTCAGGGCGAGAATGGACAGTCGATCACTCACCTCGCCGGCTCCGTAGTTCTTCAGTCTCACCGTGTCCCCCAGACCGCGAGATAGTTCGACCGGTGGCTCGGCCACTGGATGACTTGGTAGCCCCAGACCTCCAGCGTGGCGATGAGATTGTTCAGGTTGTAGCCATGTGGTTTGGCCATCTCCTCTTCCCACTCAAACACGATGGTGGGGTGCTGCTTGCGGATCGTCTTCTCGAGGCCGAAGATGGCCACGGCATCACAGCCCTGAGCATCCACCTTGATCAACCCGACCGAGCCGAACAGCATGCGGTAGTCGTCGAGCGGGACGGCCTCGGCGAACAGCTTGTCTCCCTCCTGCATGGGCACGAGGCTCGGACTGCCGAAGTTGTGATCCACGAAGTCGTGATTGGTCAGGAAGCACCGCTTGTCATAGGCCGCGAACGGCAGGAGGATCACCTTGTCCGCACACGAATCCTGGTTCAGGTCCAAGGTGGCACGGAGGTATCTCAGGGTCTCCGGCATGGGTTCGACCGCGATCACCTTGTAGCCTTTGGAGGCACAGTAGACGGTGAAGCTGCCGAAGTTGGCGCCGATGTCAATGACAGTCGTGCCGACTGTCGTGTAGTCCTTGAGGACGACTTGGAGGAATCCTGGCCCGTCCCAGATGGTGCCAGCTTTCAGGGTGCCACCGATGCAGTCCTCGGGGTCGACGAAGAATTTCCCATACGGAGTGGTGACGACTTCATCGCCCATTAAGCGCCCCTCGAATCGTGTCTGCGACATGCCGAGCGTCGAATGTGGGGAGTCCGTCGTTGCCGGTAACCAGGTGTACGCGCCCCACCTTCCCGACTGGATAGAAGATGTCATTCCAGCGTGCCTCCATCGGTTCCACTACGATCACCGGAGTCCCACAGGCCACCGCGAGCACATGGAGGGCTGAACAGTCCCCCACGAACAAGCTACTCGCGGTGATGAATTCCGCCGATTCCAACCATGAGTAGGCTGGCCACCCGAGTTTCTCCCAGCGACCTCCGGGTGCTGCCATTTGCATCAGGGCGGTATAGGGCTGTCCCGATTCCTCCCGCTCCTTCGTCCACTCGAATTCGCGATCGAGAATGTGGAGCAGGCCGACCTTCAGTTCGAACCACGCCTCAGTAAACCCCACAGGAGTCGCAGAGGTTCCCCAGCGAGTCGGCAGTGGGGGCAGGGTGATCCACGGGGTGTCTAGGTCCAGTCCTGCCACCGCCAGATGCGGATAGTGGTACTTGAGAATCCCGTAGATGTACTGCGCGAGGGGTTGATCCGGCCAGCCGCGGTAGCCCAGATGAATCTCCCCCTCTTCTACAGTAGGAGGTTGCCACTCATTGGGAGGTGTGAGACTCCAGGCATGATCCGCCACCACGACTTTGAGGTAGGGCTGTTGCTGCAGCAGGGGCAGCATGCTGGCGAACTCGCCGGCGATTCTCAGCGAGACGGGCCCGTGGATCTCGGCGAGGGCTCGGACGGTGGGCAACGACCATAACAGGTCTCCCGCACGCCCCGGAAATGTGACACTCAACATATGTTCACCACCACAACCTCCACCCCGTCCGTCTTCGGCCTAGACGGCCTTAGACGTACGTACTAGGGACGCTGCACTGTAACTTCACTCGCTCTCAGCCCCTTCGGCCCCTGACCCTTCACGAACTGGACCCGCCAGCCCTCCTGGAGATCATCGAACGGCCCACCGCTGAGCACCTCCGACCGGTGGAAGAAGTACTCCTCGCCGTTTTCATCCTTGAGAAACCCGAAGCCCTTCAACGGGAACACCCGGGCGATCTTGCCGAGGACGCGATCAGGATCAGGCTGGGCCTCCAGAGCTTCTCGTCGCTGTTTGATATGCGCCATCACACCCTCAGCGGAAGCTGATCGCGGAAGAGTTCGTACCCGATCTTGTGACTCTGCTGCCAGAAGCCGTGATCGCCCTCGGGAATCTGCTGCTTGGCCCACTCACTGTAGCCACGCTCGCCCACGGCCGTCTGTCCACCGAGATGTCGACACCTGATAGGCAGATACCACGCTTCCCAGCCTTGGCGAGCGGCGAGGGCCCCGAGCAGACCGTCGTAGAGGTGGTGGACAATCCCGTGATCCTCCAGATAGCTCCACGGCCGTTCGTAGTCCTGTGACGAGGGCGTGTGCGGACTGGCGTCTCCTTCGAAGAAGGCCCTCCGCCCGACCTGACTGAATCCGTCTAAACAAGCTACAGGTTCAGCCAACAGACTTCGCAGTCCGTGCACCTCGGCATCGACCAGATTCGATCGGAACCCAATCCTCGCCAGCTGCATGGGATCGTAGGGCTTCTTGTAGATGTCATCCGCCCCGAGGCCAATCGCCCCACCGAACCCGAGCAGCCCACAGTTCTCGGTCAGTTCAAAGTGGCGAATGGTCCGCTGGATCCAGTCCGGCTGGAGCAGCTCCACGTCATCATGGAGACAGGCGATGATGTCGGCATCGGTCTCGCGGAGGGCATAGTCCACCCCCAGCCTGAACGCTGGAACCGTGCCGAGGTAGTCTCGACTCACGACATGGGTGGCGGTAACCACGGTGCGCCAGTCGTCCTGATCGGTCTGGAGCACGATGATCAGCGGCACCTCGTCATCCTTCCGCCATGATTTGAGACAGGGTGCGGCCCGCTCGAGATTGGTCGAGGCCGTGACAATCGCCAAGGTCAGGCTCATAGGATCGGCTCCTCTGGCCGGACAATCTCCAGGCTCGGCTTGGCGGTGGGTGGCTGGGCCTCGCTGGCTTCGATCACCCGCACGAACTCCTGATTGACCTGCCCCTGTGGCGCAGCAAACTTCAGCGTGCTGGAGACCGTAATCTCCAACAGTCCTGCCGGCGCGTTGGGATCGAGCGGCTTCGTGATCCGGTGCACCCGGAAGATCGGCGGCACGGCCACCTGGAGGAAGATCAGATCCCCTTCGTGGAGTACCCGGTTGAAGGCATCGTGGACCTGTCCGGGGGTGATCGTGAGATCCCGGTGTTCCTTGGCGAACGGATTCAAACGACTCTCTTGGCCCATTAGTTCATCCTCGGATCGGTCGGAGGGATTCCCCCGTACTTCATGCGGTTGATGACCTCGATCCCGGATTCATTCCCGGTGAGATCAGGAAAGTCTTCAATCCACTCCGCCAGTAGCCGCTGCAGGGTGCGGAGGTGGTGACCCGCGATCCGCAGGCTGTGCGTGCCGCAGTGCGGACAGTCGATCGTGATCTCTGCCAGCAGGGCCTGTTCCCCGCTCAGTTCGTCGAAGTTGATCAGGATGGCTTTCCCGCTGATACGAGACGGCGTGGTCATCGGCCCTCCAACCCTTGACGGATCCATCCGCGCCATCGTGGCCACAGTGCAGCCCAGTCAAGATGGGCTACCGTACCCCTGCAGTATGCACCCGCCACCTCTGCACCCACCGTTGCCTTCCACCCCATCGCCCGTTCCACCGCGTTGGCCCAGTCCTCCACGAGGAACACTGGCCGTTTGAGAGCGTATACGCTCTCGGTGCGTTGTAAACGCACGGGCACCTTCCACGCAGCCTTGGGGAGTAGCTCACGGCCTCCCGCACATTCACCACTCACCACTGGGGTTCCGCTGGCGAGGCTCTCCACGATCGGATAGCCGAATCCCTCTCCAAGGCTCGTCAGCATCGTGCAGCCACACCGCTGATACAGGAGGGCCAGCTGCCGGTCGGTAAACTGATCCAGGGTCAGGGTGATCCGCTGCTGCAGCCCGCAGTCCTCCACGAGCTGCGCCACCGCCCATGCCTTCACGGGGGTATCGGTATGGAGCCAGCCGTAGACATGCCGACCGCGGTGGCGCAACAGGGCGAGGGTCTCGAAGAAGATCGAGAAGTCCTTCCGGGGCTGATTGGCTGCGACCATTCCGAGGACGTCGGCGGTACCCACATGGGGCCCGAGAGTGGCCGCAACCCACTTGTACTCTTCCACGCTCGGAGGAATGGCAAACACCTCTGGTGTGATCCCATGTGGGAGGTAGGAGATCTCCTTCCCGTAGGTCGCCTTCAGGACCTCCGCCCCCCACCGCCCGTACGCCAGCACCCGATCGAACCGGCTCAGGGCTGCTGCTGCGGGACCATTGATCACGCCATTCCTATTCGTCGCGTCGATGGCCGTATAGGCCCACTTCTGCACGGGTAGATCGAGGTTGGCGTAGTCCACCAACCTCCCTGGATCCCAGACGGTGAAGAGGATCCCCGGTTGGGTCCCGAAGAGATCCTGCCAGTATCTCGCGGTGCAGGCGGCTCCCCAGTCATCTGATCGATCAAGGGGGAAGTGTCGCCACGCGGTCCATGGTGGAGGGACAGACCCTCCAATCTGGACAAACTCCACCGGGAGATCGCTCGCCACGATCAGACCCGCAAGGTCCCGAGCGATGCGGCCGAGACCCGTAGGATCGGCTGGACCGTCGCCGACGAGCATGAAGGGGACTCGATCCACTACCCTTCACCACCTGGCTGGGTCGCGGTGTTCTCGGGCGGGGTGGCGAGTCTCCGCTTCCGCTGTGGGGGATCCACCTTCGGCCCATTGACGGTGAGGATGGATTCTCCTGCGTGACGACGTCGACCGATCTCCTTGACTAACGCGATGGCGGTATCGACGTCGTGGAGGGGGGCCTCCTCGAAGTACTTCAACGCTTCAACCATCGGATGAACCTGTGCTCGCGGCATACACAACTCCTTCAAGGGTGCCCCGACCCACCGCTCGGGACCACACGGCTGTTCAGTACTGATCAGTACTGATCTAGTACTAGGCCCGAATGTTGTCCAGATTGGCGAACACCCGCAGCACCGCCCCACAGGCACACTGCACCTGATCGGGATAGTTCCCCTGGGCATCCTTGGAGAGATCCTTCTGGTAGTACTTCTTCCCGCAGCCCAGACGACCCTGAACCTCCTCGAGCTTCCCATCCGCCCCAACCACCCGAATATTCTTGGTGTCGTTGCAGCCGAAGGAATAGGTGATGTCTGCCCCGAAGGTCTTCCCCGCGAATCCCGAGACCACTTCGACCGTGGCCTTGTTCCCCGCTGGACGGGTCTTCACCCCGAAGGCTCGGAGGAGGTAGTCGAGATCGGACGCCTCCACGTTGCCGCGCTTCCGCTCCTGATTCGACAGGCGGGTCTGGAAGCTGTCGCCGTTCGCCTTGTTGCCCGGGCTGGCGACGATCGTCAGCGGAGCGTCACGATCCAACACGAGTCTCACCCGCTGCCCCTTGGCGGTCTCGTAGACATCCCACGTCTTCGACAGATCGGCCGGCAGGGTGAACCGATACGGGCCGGGCTGGGGCGGTGGGGTGAAGGCCCCGAAGTCCGGGAGATCGTCGAACGCCTGTGCCGGGAGGGTTTCTTCTTTCAGTTCCAATTCACTCAGACTCTTGCCACTCATAACTTGAACTCCTACACTTCACGAGGTTGACGACTCTCTACTGTACTGATCAGTACTGATCAGTACTGATCTACGATCCTGGTGCCCGTTCAGGCGGTTTGGGTCCGGGTGGTGGGGGTGGATTCCCGACTGCACTGACCATGGGACGAGGTGAGGCGATCGGCCGACTGACGACCGCGGCCTGTGGCGTCTGGATCTCATCGCTGACACCAGATCCCGCTGACCGCTGCAGGTTGCTCCTGACTCCGGTGTCCTGCTTCACACTCGGTGGGAGATCGGTGGAGGCTGCCTGTCCGTCATCGTCCTCCGGTGCCACCCCCACCATCGCTGCGAGGCCGTATCGGCGAGCGTAGGTGATCGTGCTCCCGATGGCCTGCGGGGTGTTCTGTGCCGCCAGCATGGTGAGAGATTCCTCCACCCACTCGTCTGAGCTGTGAGCCAGCAGGGTGGTCACCACCACGACGGTCCCCGAGGTCTTCACCGGCTGGATCACCGCGATCTCGTTCTCCGCCAGTGCAGCCCGACAGGCATCCCACGTCGCGGCGAGGTCGGCAAACTTCGACTTGAAGAAGGGATTGTCCGACTTCCGCAGCGCCGGCTTGATCTGGCCCTGCGCCTTCGATAGCGCGAGGACCAGCTTGCCGATCGTGGCAGACCGTCTGACGCCCAGTCGAGCATCCTCCTGAGCCGCCTTGATCTGCTCCTCCCGCTCCTTGGCTGCCTGCTGCTTGATCTCCTCCCCGGTTGGAGGGCGAGGAGCCCCGCCGGTCCCAGCTCCCGGAACGCCTGCAATCGGGCTAAGCACCGGACCATCCGGTTTGGGCTCGACTGGCGAGGGCGTGGGGATCTTTCCGACGGGGCTCAGTCCATTCTCCATTAGTACACCACCTCTTCCCGAATGGTCGTGGGGAAGTCGAGATTCCGCTGCACGGCCTCGGCCTTCGCTCGCGTCGAGAACACGCCGAGGGCGGCGTAGCTGAGGCAGCCCTCCAGCAGATAGATGTGTGGGAGTAGCCCACCTCCACCATCCGCCACGGCCTGTGCGAGGACGCGGTTCATGCTCACGCCCGTGTCAAAGATATGCTTCGCCAACTCAGTCCCGTCCATGACGATCTCCTTCCTCCTCGAAGAGTTGCGTCAGACTCGGGCCGAGGCAGTCCCGATGGTTGGCAGAGCGCTCGCCCTGTCGTAGTTCGCCCAGCATCACGATCCCTGGATGTTCAGTAGGAACGTGTGCGTGGTTCAGCATGTCCAGTTCGTGCCACGGATTGTACCGACGGGGGAAGGATACGGCTCCTTCGGGGTCGAGATAGTCGTCGATCATACTGGGTACTCCCTTAACATCTCTGTCACAGCTTCTGCACTCAGCCACTCCCCGGTCGTGACCTCTTCAGGCTGGGCGGTGAGAATCTGTTCGCGGAAGAACTCCAAGGCGGCACGAATGGTGCGGGATTGGATCGTGCCGGTCAGTGGAGAAGACGATTGAGCCGTCTGTAACTGACCCATCGCGATCTCCCATCCCGCTTTGAAGGCCGTCCACCGCTCAACAAAGATCTTCTTCTCGACAGCCGGTTGTTCCTTGTGCCACGCAGTGAAGGCTTGATCGAGGATAGAACTACTGTGTCCACTCGCGTCCTCAATGGGCCGCTTCCCCGCTGGCGTCGTCTCCCCGCTATGCCTCCCAGGTTGTCCATTTCCACAGCTGGCACAGCCGAGTTCCACCGGGCCACTCTGCTCCTGTCCACAGGCGGGACAGTGCCAGAGGATGGCGGCAGGGGCTGGACGGTTGGTACCGAAGCGAGAACCTTCTACTGGGCTCATTCCTCTTCCTCACTTTCCTCAGCCTGCTCGGGCAGCAGCCCCCGTTCGATCGCGGCCTGCAGCTCGGGCTCATGGTGTGGACGTCTGGGGACAAACTTCCCACCACCGAGAGGATCTTCCCAGCCCGCCTGCTTAAAACAGATCGGGACGAAGGCACACTCATGTCTCAGCCCGAACCGTCGACACTCAAAACTCGGCGGCACAAGGCTATTCAGCTTGGCCTGGAACTCGGGACTCTCCCAAGGATGATCGATCTGATATTCGTACAGCTTCCACAGGATGTCCTGCCACTTCCGCTCCTCGCCCACGATCGCATGCTTGAGGGTTTCGATCTGCGCCTGCTGAGGGATCAGGGGTCCGACCAGAAAGACCTGCTTCTCCACCACCGACGGCGGCAGGAAGTTGATCCAGAACTCGCCCGGAGTCATCGCCTGATCCGCTCGTTCCAACCATGTGGGCCAGTCGGAGTTGATCAGGTCAGCAATGCTCCGCTTCTGATAGGTCCTGCCGGCTCGCTTGGTCTCACCATCAGCATTCACCCACTCATACGCGGGTAGCCAATCGTCAGGAGCTAACGGTGGATTCCCCGGTCGACAGAACCCGTAGCAGAAGGGTGAATCCTGTCGATACCAGGTGCCTTCGAAGGGATCCTCCACCTTCTGCCGTCGACCTTTGTAGAGCCCGATGATGTAGAACTCTGATACGGACTTACCGTATCGGGCTTCGATACCAAAGGTCCCGATGCCTAACTGAGGCTTGGTCTCCCAGGCTGGCGCCCACGATTCTCCCGCCTGTCCCGTGGTCTTGGCTTCGAAGTAGGCGAGGCGTTTGGTCTCACGGTGCTCGGCGATCACATCCTGCCGCAGCATCTGACCGATGCCGAGACAGTCGCGGCTGGCATGCTCGGCCGCATTCAGGGATTCGACCGTGGTCGACCCCAGTCCGCATGTGCAGTCGAGCACCACGATCGACTCGGTCTCCGCCTCCAACACCCGGTAGTTCCTCCACAGCCACGGCAGGAGCTGGCGACAGAGGGCATAGATCAGTCCAGCCAGGAGGAGTTTCTGTTCCTGCACGATTCGACTCGAGGACTCGGACGCCAGCAGACCGCGATAGCCGGATCCTTCGATCTTGGCTTCGTAGTCGTCACTCGCCTTCTGGATGGCTGATCGAATCAGGCTCAGCGGTGGGAAGGTATCGGTCTCCGCGAGGTGCTGGAACAGGGTCTCGAGGGCCTTGTGCACGTAGATGCCGGTGGCCAGTGGCAGCGAGTCTGATCGGGGGACGATCCCGTAACCGGTGGGACCGAAATGGTTGGTGAGGTAGCGTTCCTGGGCACAGCGGCCGGTGCCGGTTGAGTATCGTGTTCTGTCGGTCAACCACAACGTCTGCATACCACCTCCACCACCACAACTACTCAGACTCTACAGGACAACTGCTAATCTGTCAAGCTGACGATCTCAGACTCATCCTTATCCTTCAGCAGCTCCTCGACTTGACTCGACGTGAGGCCCCGGTTCGTGGCCTCGAGTTCCATACGGACCACATCGAGCCCGACCCGGTCGAGTCTGACGAAGAAGGCCGCGAGGGCAGACCTGAATCTCTGGGCCTCCCGCTCGGACTCCACGATCACCGTCCAACTCACATCCCGCCAGCTGAGGTAATTGCCGTTATCCTTCTGATACACCCCGGGTTGGATGCGGATCCGGATCTCGTGGGGCGAGAGTTCCGCAGCCTTCTGCAGGGCGGTTTTGCTCTCGAGATTGTGCTGGGCGGTGACTTTCATGGTTAGGACTCTATGACTCTACTGCGTATCTGACAGGTTGTCAAGTGGCAGTTTGGTTGTGGGTATATTTTGTGGTAGAGTCTCGGCTTCCGTACAGTCGAACGCCCGACCGGGGGGGTGTCCTGATCGGGCGCTGACTGGCGGCTTGAGCTGAAGGGAACGACAGAGGGCGGCGGGAGATGAAGCCGTCGACCTCGTAGGGAGATCACATGCCAGAGAATCTACCACCAAGTCCTGACTCCCGTCAAATAGCCCCACAAGCTGACGAGGCTGCCCCACAACCGTATCCGGACCCGATCCCCGGGATTATCCCGTTCGGGTCCTTCTGTCTCTTTGTAGGCCCGCCCAAGACCGGCAAGACCAGCCTCTACGCGTCGTGGGTGCCGCGGCTGCTCGAAGGTCGTAGCATCTGTGGCCAGTCGACCAACGCGCCGAATGCCGTAGGGGTCATCACCACTGACCACAAATGGGCCCTCAATCAGGGCGCGTGGTTTGAGAAGGTCGGGCTCATCCCCAAGTTCTACAGCCTCCGAGACGATTCCCGCCTCAACTGGGCCGACATGCGGACCTCGCCGGCTACCCGGATCACCCTCCTCAAATACGCGCTCGACAAGCTGAAACTCCCCCCTGGTGCCTTCCTCGTGATCGACGTCGCTACTGTGTTCATCACCAACAAACTGAACGACTACAACGAAGTCGTCGCAGGGATTGGCTCCATGACTCAGGTGCTCGATGCCCACGAGCTGACCTGTCTCGCGGTCGGGCACATGTCGAAGCAGCGTACCGACCCCAAGGACCGCTATCTCCGCCCTCATGAGCGTGTGAGTGGCTCTGGCGCCCTCGTCGGGTATTCGGATACCACCATGTACCTGCTCGGCCCCGAGGATACCGGCAACCCTCACCACACGTTCGGATGGCTGCCTACGCATGCGAAAGCGGGTACCTTCGACCTCGTCCAGAACCCTGAGACCGGCCTGTTTGACATGTACCATCCCGAATCCCTCAGTATCCTTGCCGACGATCCCCTCTACGGCGTGATCCAGGTCGTACCGAAGCAGCCCGAGAGCATGGCTTACGCGGTTCTGCTCGAGCTGATCCAGCGTGTGTGTCAGGTCGAAGTATCCCGCGCTAAGACCAAACTCCACGACCTGCTGTTAGATGGGCGAGTGGTCCGTACCGGCCGAGGTCAGTACTCCCGACCGACCCCTTCCTAAGGGGGAGACTGGCCTTACTGGCCTTAGACGTAACCCCCTATATATAGTAGTACTTATAGGTTTAATAATAGGCCAATTCACGACTGGCCTTACTGGCCTTACGTTCTTACTTTTGTCACATTGGGTCAGTAAACTGGCCTAACTGGCCTAACGATTGGCCGATTCTAAGCCAATAGAATCAGTAAGTTACCGTTAGGCCAGTCATTTTACCCCCCACCCTTATACCCCTTCGTTACTAAACTTTCGCCCCCGCCTCCTCAATGTGAACCGTAAAAGCCTCTCGCCCGCGCTGTTTCCTGACCGTGATCCGCTTCTCTGCCGCGGCCCGGCGCCAGAGCGCATCCACCGCCTCACGCCCCGCGTGCCGTGCGTCTGCCTGCGCGTGATAGAGCGCATTGAGGAGCCAGTACCGACCGTTTGAATCCAGCATACTCAGCGCCCGAAGCACCGCCCCGCCATTCGACAGCCGGATCGATTCATCCCCTCCGCCATGCCGTACCAGTAACCGCGGGAACCGTGCGCCCGTCGACACACCCACGACCCGATAGTGGTGACAATGGCTGTCCTGCCCGCCACAGCGGCCCGGTTCGTCGTACAGGATGTTCTCGATTGTGTCTGGTGGATTGACGGCGCGTACCGTTGGTGCATCGCGTACGCCCCACTGATAGCCCATTTCCCCGTTGATCGTCGGTTGTTGACAACAGCACATACCCCTACCCTCCCTCAGCTATGGATCCACGTCTCCCACACCACCAGACCCAACAAGATCCCCACCCCGATCCCCAGTTCGATCCACCTCTGCACCCGTCGATCCTCCTTCCGCCTGTCCTGATCCGCTCGCCAGGCCGGATCCGTCCCTCCACCGGACTGCACAGAGGGAGAGATCCGTCTCTTAGTACTGATCAGTACTGATCGATCCTGATCGGCCTGCGTGCGTTCGTCACCCGTCCAGATGATCGGCATTACAACCCCTTCCGTATCAATTGCATATAGTGAGTTTTCCCCGATCCATGCACCACGATCGCGATCTGTTTCCGCCGATCGCCCGCTCTCGCCCCGTCGCACAGTGCACACTCCGCACACGTAGTCCGGTGTCCCATTTCATCAGACGCCGGGCACGCAATCTCTCGGGGTAGCAGGGGACTCTCAGCCGTACGTGTTCTGAACGTACGCCACCCGAGACTAGCGGCCTGTACAGCTTCCGACGTCGAATCCACGCTAGCCATCAGTAAATGACGGTAGGCCGCTATCCCTGACGAATTCCACTGATGGGTATATCCGGTGTAGGTGGTACCCTCCGCCAGATCGTCCAGGATCCACCGCGGTAGCGCTGTCGGTTCCCCGTACGCCCCGAACCGTATCGACAGATCGGCCGATCGGAGGTACTCGGCCACTATGGAAGGGTCGACCGTAGGATACATCCCCCGTTTAAACGCCCGATACACTGCGAGTGGGGCGTTTTTCATACTGACATAGCACGATCGATCCTTGGATCCGGTCCCCCGTAGCCGACAATCCGCGCACACCGAATAATCCGCCCGCTTGTCGATCGCTTCGAGTGGGGACATATCCGATCGTAGGATCCACAGCTGCGCCATTCTGCCGGTTTTGGGATTATTCGACGGTCGACGTAGCCCCGTGACGATCGCCACGATCGGCGCCCCGTCGAATCGACTAGGCCCGCGATAGACAATTACAGACTTGGGTAAACCACCACCACCACGACGCATAGCTCGTACCCTCCGCTGAGATCCGGGCGTACTAGTTCCGGATCTCACGCAAGGTACGAACCTAGAATGCCATCTCTAACAGTTTGCCCGCGGCCCGATCGATCTTGACTCGTTCATCGGTGTAATCGAGGGTCTGACTGTATCGCGTGACGCCTTGGGCGTACCCCCAGACCGTCAACGGGTCACCATCCTGATCCGGTACGACCGCGTCGAATGACGCCTCTAACGCCTTGCGACTGAGTCCCAGTGACCGTTTACCGAACAAGGCGTCTAACAGCTGCTCCTTCGTGCCGGCGATCTTGCGGGTCTGTGCCTCAGCGATCTTCGCTTCCTGGGCAAGCGGCGACTCGTCCAGATATCGCCGGATGTCGATCTGCCACTTCGCGAAGGTGTCCCGGACGTTGCCCACATGCCGGGCCCGGATCTCGCTGACATCTTCCGCCCCCCAGATAATGTGATTCCCGCACATTTCACGGTACAGAAACCTCAACAGCCACAGTGACCCGCCTCCGACCTCGGAGTTACCCGCGATCAATCCGCGTTTGAGTCCTGACGGGTTCCCGATCTCCCTGACCTCACGATCAGGATGCATCAGAAATGCGAACATATCGTGGTCACTGGCGTACAGCGGAACCCGATCGCCCTCACCCATCGACCGCACGTCCGGAGTTGCCGGAGTCCATCCACTCGCCTGCAGCTCGAGCAAGCGCTCGGCTACCTCATAGTTCCAGACGCGTGAGTACTTGTCCGAGGTAATCGCCCGCAGTAGCAGCGACCCGTTGGTGTGAAACAGTAGGTTCGCGGTCGCATCCTGATCGGAGGCAACCCTCCGGGCTAGCCCGTGATTGAGGTTCTGTGCCGCGAGGGTGGCAGGGAGATCGCGCAAGTAGCTGGCGGGCGCCTCAACCCGTGCGGCGAGCTGACCGAATGACCAGTGGGTCAACCGTGCGGGCACTCCGCCGCGGCCGACAAGCTGAACATCACCGTCGATCGCCTCAACTCTGAGGGAGTTAACCGATACGTTTGGACGTTCCCTTGCGGTATCCGCGTACGCCTTGGTGGCATCGAACAACGCCTGAACGGTGGGGAATTCCTGATCTGCGGGACGGGTCGACCACTGTTGATTGGCGTGAAAAAGTTCCATGTGCATCACCTCCGCCCAACCGTGCTAGCTGAATGCTAGCGACTGTGGGCAAACTGAATGTAGCAGAGTCGCGGGCGCCTGTCAACCTGACAGGTAAGTGACAAAAAGTGTCAGTCGTGACAAAAATTGTCATCACTGGGAGTAGTTAGTTCCTAATCCAGGTATAGACGTGTTTACCTGTGGTCGAATCCTCGATAAACGCCCGAACAATGCCGGCAGTATCACTGAGATATTCCGCCAGGATGTTCTTACACAACTCCAAATCGTCCTTTTCGATCAGTGCAGACTCGGGCTCGACCGCGTTTAGATCTTGTTCGTCAACAATGACCACGTGATAACGGCCGCCGTCAAACTTAGCTCGTCTCATCTCCCTACCTCCAATCCAACTATACATACATCCTGTCAACCTGTCAACCTGTCAATTAGACTATCGGTCGACCACCAACAGATCTACAGCTCGAGCCGGCAGTGTCGACAGCTCACTAGCTCGAGGTCGAGTGTCGACAGCTGTCTAGTCCCGCTCGACTGTCCCGCGGCCGTCGACGATAGGCGGGTCATTGTCCGGGAGGGTAGGGTGGGGGGTGGCTGTCCGTGCACTGACTTCACCGATAATTTTTTCAAGTTGTTGCACGATATATTTTTGTGTGCACCCCCCTGTGATCCACATTTCCCCACTTCCCTCTATACTCTCCGGCAGAGATTCTCCATGACCACACTGGTCGAAACCCTCCTCGGCGGCGATGAACTGATCCATAAACGGTGTATCTTCTGTGAGGAAGAGGTGCTGTTGTTGATTCAGGAGAAGAAGATCACCTGGATTGGGCGAGGACGGTGTCACTGTGCGGCGTGTGTGGTGCAGTTTCATGTAGCCAAAGGAGGGTTGGAGTGAAACTGCCGCGGTTCGCCAGCCTGTTCAGTCAACGCAGATTCATTCGTGCGGTGGAATCCCTTGCGGAGTCACAGCGCAAACAAACCCTGCTGCTGGAGAAGCTCGCGCCGTATCTCATCCCGATGCCTGAGGAACCACTGGATGATGTGGCCGTGAAAGAAGTCACCAATATCACCTACTCCAGAGATGCTGAACAGGTGGCCATTGCTGCCTTCACCCAGAAGGTCTACGAACAAACCGGCCATATTCCGACGGAGCAGGAGATCGTGGATTTCCTCGATGAAAAGTTAGGCACTGGCGGTCTGCGGGTTCAATGAAAGTCCTGATGCAGACCCCCCGCGGCAATATGCACGGTCCCGGGCTGACCGGGGGACGAGGCCATCGACGCCCACAACAGTCCGAACCACAGTCCCTCGCGGTGATCGATCCCGAAGATTTCCCTCCCTCACCTGTACAAGACGCGCTCGCCACCTTTGAAGACACCGTCGGTGGACGAGCCCAGTTGATCGCGGTGATCGAATCGAACCCGAAGCTCCAGCCGTTCGAACAGCGCCTCGTCAACAAACTCGCGACCTCCACACTGAAATCCCTTCCGCTCGTGGAACTCTGTGTGGAAGCGGACTGCACGATCGGCCAGCTGTTCGATGCCTACAAGCGGGGACATCTCGCTCGAGCCCATGTGCAGGCCATCAGCGAGATCGCCGATCAAGTCCCCGCCATCGTCAAAGACATCCTCGACAAATGCCAGACCACGACCCAGCCCTGTGCAAGTTGTGAAGGCTCGGGTGAGATCGACGCGAAGGACTGTGGCACCTGCAAAGGATCCGGGTCCGTCGTGATCGCCTCCAGCCTCGATCATCAGAAGGTCGTCCTCGGCCTTCTGGGCTTCCTGCAGAAGGGTGGCAGTGTCAACGTCAACACCAACGTCCAAACGAATGTCATCGCCACCGCGAGTGGTGGGAGACCCGGCGGTACCCTCGATCGGCTGCACGATGCCCTGAGCGGGATCCTCCGTACCCCGATCGAATTGCCCCCGGAGGATCCCCCTGATGCTGTTCGGACTCCAAGTCACGAGTGATCTGTTGGGAAGTCTGGCCATTGCCGTGAGTATCCTGACCGCCGCCATCGGGATTGGCCTTCGCCTCGGCACCCTCCAACAGTTGGTGCAAGGGCATACCTCGATCCTCAGCCAGCACGCCGACCGGCTCGATCGCTACGAAGAAACCCAGGTGGTGGTGGGGGAACGGTTGGCCAGAATGATCGGTCGGGTCGAAGCGACACAGAATCGAATCGACTTCCAAACTGGAAACAGAAGTGGTGAGGGTAACAGGTGAGAATGACGCTCACCCGTCAAGTGCCGGCGGACGGGGTCGTCCTGGGCGATCTCCTAATCGACGGCGTCTGGATCTGTTTCACCCTTGAAAAATCCTCCCGCATGATCCCCCTCGGCACGTATCCGGTGGTGATCACCCCCTCCACACGATTCGGTCGTCTCCTCCCGCTCGTGGAGAATGTCGAAGGCCGATCAGGGATCCGCATCCACGCCGGCAATACCGACTTGGATACCGATGGGTGTATCCTCGTCGGGCGTGGAGTCCTCGTGGACAGCCTGAGTGAATCCCGGATCGCCCTCACCAAGGTCCAAGGCATGATCGCACAGGCGCTGGCGAGTCACGAAGACGTCCGACTCACGATCCAAACTGTGCCAGAAGGAGCTGTTGCATGATCGATCACGTCGACATCATTCTCCAGGATCAACTGTTTCCCGCGATCAACAGCGACGGGAACCGGATCCCCGGGAAGGTCTGTGTGCACTACCCACGCGGATCCGCGACCATTCTCGCCACCTTCTTCACCGAGACCCCGGTGAGACTCGAAGCCGTCCCGCCCGATCAGGTGAGCGGCTTTACGATCTACTCGATCGTGAACGGCAACCTGCTGATGGTGCCCGACCGGCCCAACTGCCCGGGCACGATCATTCCCGGCGCCGGACTGACGATGCTATGAGACCCGCGCTCGCCCATGTGATCCTCGGCGGCAGCGGTGGCGGATCCGGGGCTGGACAGACCGGCCGGATCCACATTGACGGCCTCGTCTTCAAGGACGAGCAGAACGCGATCTGGCCCTACCGCGGCATGACCAACTTCCTCCTCTACCAGCTCTGGCTGATGGGCGGTCCCGCCGCGATCGATCCCACCATGGCCGACTATCTCTCGCTGAATCCCGGCCCCAACACGATGCGGGTCCTCGGGATGGTGAACTCCTTCGCTCGTCTCCATCCACAAGACTGGGGTGAGACGTACTACACCGAACTCAAACCCTTCGCTCGCTACCTCTTCTCCCGCTGGAGCTGCCGCTTCTCGTTTGTGTTCTGCGCCGACAGTGCCGACATCATGTCCGACGCGGAGCTGGATGCCCATATCGATCGGGCCGCTGAGATTCTCGATGAGCCAAACGCCTTCGGAGAAGTCGCCAACGAACCGAGTCAGCACAGCAACCTGAATGGTGGCGATGCACGGGCGTATGCGATCTACCAGCGGATCAAAGGTCCCGGCCGCATGATCGCCACAGGAGCCGGTGATGGATCCTACGCAGGCGACTGGGTCACGATCCACCCTCCCCGATCAGCCGACTGGCCGAGGCACCTGAAAGATGAACTCGACGTCCGACAGATCGCCCATGTCCCAGTCGTCTCTGACGAGATCATGGGGGCGGCTGAAGTCGCCATCGACGGGAAGCGCGACACGGACCCGGGGAACTTCGCCGATGCCGCCGCGGTAGGACAACTCGAAGGAGCCGGATCCACCTTCCACTCCGACAGCGGGATCTTGTCTCGTCCTCTCCAGCCGATTCAGCGATCCTGTGCCGTGGCCTTCTTCCAAGCTGCCGCGTGGGTACCCGCACAAACCCAGATCGAGTTGTTCATGCGCGGCGAAGAACAGGGCGATGGCGGCTGTCACTGGACCTACGCCCCGTTAGACGCCCCCGCAATCTGTCACCACAGCGACGATCTCGAAACCCGTAGCTACGGCAAGATCATCGAACCGCAGTGCTGGGTGACACAAGTGCAGACGCAGCGGAGTCAGCCCACGGCATGCGCCGGCTGGCAAGCCGATCAATCCGGCCCCTCGCAGGGGCTAACCCGATTCAGGAGAACCTAGTGTCCATCAAGATTCACGCCTATCCCTATGATCCGACGGTGACGGAATACGCAGACCCGTCGAAGTGGCCCACTATCTCGGCGCAAGCCCACTGGCGGCCGGGGAACAGCAATCCAGACCCCACGACGGTGCCCCAGATGCACTCGCCCTCGCTGGCGCATACACATCTGGACATCACGAGCCCGGTGTATGGGGAGATGGGCGCCAGTTTTACGGTGCCCTTCAGTATCACGCTGTTTCAGGTCGAAGGCGCGATCACGGATTATGTGCCGGTGCGGGGACCGCTGATTAACAACGTGGTCTTTGACCGGCCCCTGCCGCTGGTCGGCGATCCGACTGGGGTGGTCAGCATCACCGGACACTTCACCGTGGATTTCAGCCTCTCGTGGAATGACGGGGTGTCGGGGCATACCGTGCCGAAGAAGGGCTGGTTTGCCGTCCAGGCCATTGCGCGGACCTACTTCAAAAACGGCGACTTCACGGATAACATCCTGATCCTGCCGTTCTTCTCGATGGTGGACCCGTCGGCGCCGGAGGAGTTCTTAGCTCAGGGTGGACCCTACATCGGCACGAACAACAACCCGTCGTCGCTGCACGATATGCCCGAAGGCAAGATTGGCGGGACGGCCACGCAATACGATTACATCATCCCGATTCTGGCGCCGATTACGACCGCGATTACGGGCACCACGCCGAAGCTCTTTGGCTACATCGTGGATCCCGACCTGCCGGATGGCATCGGCATGACGCGCTACGACATGGACCTGCACCATGACAGCGAAGGCATCCTGATTAACGAAGGCACGGCGCCCGCCAACCGGACGCTGATCCTGCCCTCGCCGTTCGATCCGGCGATTCTCGGGCCGGGGACGCATAAGGTGGCGGCGATCTGGCAACAGGACAGCAACGGCGGGAGGCCGGGGATTCAGGCGAATGAGCAGGCTACGTCCCTGCTGGTGGTCACGGTGCAGGTGGGAGATACCCCGCCGCCGCCGGTGTGGACGACGCTGCCGGGAATCTTCCAACAGGATAACAGCGTGCCGCCGACGTTCCGCTTCTGCGATGCGATGGGGATGAACTGTCAAGTCTTCGTGAAACCGTGATGCCCGATCAATTTCACGAGGCGATTCGCACGGTCTTCCCCTTCCTCGACGACGCGCATCGTCACGCCGTGGCCCTGACCTTGATCTGCCCGACCTGCACCTGTGCAAACACTACCGAGTCGCATAGAATCACCCTCCATCGGGACGGCACGGCCCACTGCCACCAGTGTGGTGACTCGTTTCCGGTGAAGGACACCTGATGGCCTCGACGACTGAACCGTCCATTGTCGTGACCGGTGTGCGCCGAGACGATCAGCCCATCACCGGGATCATCGAAACCCGCGAGCACGAACCGAACATCATCTACCAGACGATCACCCCGATCGCCTCGATCCTGATCCGCTCGGGGCGGGCCTTCATCCAATCGCTACTGGCCACCTCGGGCCTCGGGATCGCCGGCACGGTGATCAACCTCCAGGTTCTCGATCACATCAAGATCCGCGAGATCCTCGTGATCGCCTCGGCCACCGCGGTGATCTGTGCGCTCCAAAACACCGGCGAACTCCTCGCCAAACTCGATCAGAAATTTCCCATGTTCAGAGGGGCCTAAGATGATCCGATCCCGACTGTGTGCGGCGGTGCTCAGTGTCTCGCTCCTCTTCGGGACGGCCTGCCGGGTCCACCTGACCCCCTCGCAGATCGCCGCGCTTCTCACCACGCTCCAAGCCGAGGTCAACGCGCTGCCGAACGTGCCACCCGCGGTGTCGATCGCCTTGGACACGGCCCAGAAAGCCATCGCTGCTGACGCGAGTGGATCCAAGTGGCCTGCGATTGCCCGAATAGCCCTGACCACGGTCTATCAGGATCTCCCCGCCGCGGATCAAGACAACCCCGCGATCCTCGCCACGGTGATGGCCCTTGAACTCGCCCTCGATGTGGTTGGTGCATGACTTTTTTCGGATTCATCATTTTCAGGAGGAGAGATTTCATGGCTACTGTCGCTGACATCACGACCAAACTCGCTGACCTATCCACCGCGATCACCACGCTCGCCACGGCGATTGCTGCCCGTGGACCTGCGGTCGCTACGCAGGCGGATCTCGACACGATTGCCTCGGGTCTCGACACGATCAAGGCCGCGGTCGATAGCATTCCCCCTCAGTAGGAGCCTCTCTGTACCATCCCCGCCTCATCGCGGCCCGAGACGAACAAATCCTTCGGGATCCTCGTTTCGGGTCGCTCTTTCCCTCGGGACGATTCCCCACCTACAGCGTCGATGACGCACGAGCCTTGACGGCTCAGATCGTCGCGAGTCGCGATGGCGCCGGAGAACCGATGCGATCCCTCACCGAGGAGGAGGAGCAATTCGCCGCGACCGCCAAGCTCCGGGCGACCTACGACACCCCCTTCTACCTCCAGACCTTTGTGGTGATCGACGAGGAGGGCCACGGGATTCGGCCCCTGTATCCCTTCTGGGAATCGCAGCAATTTGTCCTCGACCGGCTGGCCACCTTGGAGATGCAGCGGTATCGTACGAAGTCCCGCGATGGACTCTTACTGAACATTCTCAAGGCCCGTCAGCTCGGGATCTCCACGTGGGGAATGGCCTTGGTGAGCCAGCGGATCTTCCAGCAGCCGTACATCCGCGCCATTGCCGGGTCCGACACCGAGGAACAGGCCCGCTATTTGTTTCGGATGGTCGAGCGGATCTACGACCACCTCCCGTGGTTCCTCAAACCCGAACGGGCCGTGCCCTACAGTGCCGGTCGAGAACTCCATCTCACCAACTACTCGTCGATCAAAACCGCCTGGGGCAAGACGACCCGTGGAGCCCTACAGGAAGTCGGTGGGAAGAAGGGCAATATCGAGAGAGGCCGTACCAACTCGGTGGTGCACATCTCTGAGTTAGCCACCTGGGACAACCCCGAGCAGCTCGACTCCTCCCTCCTCCCCGGCATTCCGATCAACCCCGATGTGCTGGTCCTCTTTGAATCCACCGCTGAACTCGCGGGTGACTGGTGGCATCAACAGTGGCTCGCGGCGGAGGATGGAGAAGGTCGGTTCGTCAACCAGTTCATCCCGTGGTGTGTGGAGGCGAGCAAATACTCCTCGCCAGCGCCGACTGACTGGAGTCCTTCGGCAGAGACCCTCAAAGTTGCTGCCCAACTCGATCGGGACTGCCCCAGATGGATTGGACGGAAGCTCGATCTCACCCGCGATCAGCTCTACTGGTATGAGACGACTCGGGCCTACTACCTCAAGAAGGGCAATCTCCACACCTTCCTGAAGGAATTCCCCTCCAACCCCGAGGAATCCTTCCAGTACGCCGGGAGAAGTGTGTTCACCCTCGACGAACTCCAAGCGATCGATCAGTCCGCCCGACCGATCCGCGATGTCTGGGCGGTGGAACCGAGCAGAGAGATCGCCGAACTCCGCCATGCCGATCTGGACGACCCGAAAGCCGCAGCTCTCCACGCCGACACACGTCCCGCTGCCCCGCTCAGCACGCGAATGCCAGTCCGAGAAGCAGAGCAGTATCCGGTTCCCCCGGGCTATGGCTTCAGACGGATCAGCGGTCCAGAACTCCAGGAACTTCCATCCCTGAGAGCCTCGGTGTTGACGATCTTCGAATACCCTCGCGCCCGAGGCCGACGTCGGTACTACATGGCGGTGGATGCTGGCGACGGGATCGGTCAGGACTACACCGTGATCACCGTGGTGCGAGAACCCACGATCGAAGAACCCGCCGAGGATGTGGCCCAATATGTGTCGAATACGATTCGGCCCGCCCAGATCGCGTTCATCGCCGATGCGATCGGGAGGTTCTACACCGACGAAGATGGCCTCGAAGCCCTCGCCGCGATCGAACTCGAAAAGCATGGAGCCGTCGTACAAAACCTGCTCCAGTTACATCTGGGCTACTCCAATTTCTACATCTGGGAGGTCGTCGATGCCGCCGACGCCTCGTCGAGGTTTACTCGCCGAATAGGGTGGCTCACGTCTGCTCGCACTCGACCGCTCCTGATCGAGAAGTTCCACGATGCCGTGACCACCCGAGACCCCCTGTCTGGAGTCGCCGACTTCAGACTCAACTCCACCGTCACTCGGGGGGAGTTACACCACTTTGTGACCGAAGGAGCCTTGGAGGATGCCGAGCACGCCCGGGGTCAGCACGATGACGCCATCTTTTCCAGTGCGATCGGTTACTATGTGGCTCATCAAGCCGCGGGTGGTGAAGCCGAACCGGTGGCCGAACGCAGGCGGAGGCGAGACGCCATGGTGGCCCACCTCCAAGCCACTGGTGGACCGAAGCGAGACTTCCGAAACTCTGCATCGACAGCCGAGGATCAGAACTTAGGAGTGGATGATGCCCGAGAAGGGATCGACGATGACGCCCCAGACGCCCTCTACTTCGGCAGCGACCGCTCCTCCGCCTAAGACGGTCCCGCTGAAGAAGCAGGTCCGCCCCCGGATTCAGGTGGAACCCCTGACCGCCACCCAGCTCGAGTCGGAAGGCCGGTTCGTCCTTGCCAACGGGATGAATTCCCTCGGCCATCCCGGCAACTGGGTCATCAGCCGGGGATCCACCGTCCTCGCGGTCCTCCCGACCGACGTCTACCAGCAGGAATACATCCCGGTCGACGAGCACGCCCTGACCCTGACCGGAGCGGATCGCGCCGAGGTGGCCCGCGCCCTCGGGTTTGGATCCACCGACACCCCTCAGCACCTCGTCACCGCGGCCACACGCCTTGCCCACCTGACCATCGGCACGATTGACGTAGATTTCACCCCCGGCCAATGGGAAGAACTGGCCCACCGCGCCACCAAACGGGGAATTTCGGTGGAATCCCTCGTGAAACAGATCGTTGACAAAATTTGTCAGGACATCTGGTCGTCCTAGATGCCCAACCACGACTATTTTTGCGGGAATTGCCGAGTGGCCGTCATTGATCAGTACCGATCAGTACAGGAGGGCGGTCAGGCAACTCCGCCAGTCTGTCCCGACTGTGGCCGGCCGATGGACTGGGTTCCGCAGGCTCAGTTCGACTGCCGGTCGGATTCGGAACAGAGCCAGATCCCCAAATTTACCTGCCGGGATGGTCGAAACGAGCTGGTCGAGATCGATTCCCTGAGAAAGCTCCGTCAGGTCGAGAAGGAATCTGAGGATCTCGCCCGAAACGGTGAAGGCCAGCAGGTCGTCTTCAGAAACTACTCCCAAACCCGAGGCAATCGGCTCGACAACACCTTCGGGGACGTCGCCCAGGAGAAGCCTTCTGCCGAGGCCAAGCGGAAATGGGGTCTCCGTGGAGCAACGAAGGTGCTCGGTGGTGAGGCAGAGCCGAAGCACTCGTATGGTCCGGGCGTGAACGACTCCAACACCTCGGCACTCGATCACTTGAAACCGTAAATGGCCGAATTCAGTAGCTCCGGCATCCTCGATCTACCCCCGACCACCGCCGAATCCCTCCTACGAGGTGATCCCCGAGTCCTCGGGTGGATCAAGGAAGCGGTGCAGGACGGAGACCGGATCAACCGGGCAGACCCCTCCTACGACCAGATCTCCCGCAGTCTGTCCTACATCGTCGGGGAGCAGTTGTCGCCAGAGCGTCAACGGCTGAAGTATCTCCCACAGGTCGTGATCAACGAATCCCGCAAGGCCGTCCAAGCCCATGTCTCAGCCCTGACCGATATTCGGCCTGTTTTCGGCTGGAAGACCATGAACCCGGCCTACGAGGTGCAGGCGGATCTCCTGAACAAATATGCCGTGGCGGAATGGGTCACGACCCTCGCTGACTTGGAGTTGGGCGACTGCATCAAATACGGTCTGGCTGCTGGAACCGGTGATCTGGTGGTGGACTGGGATCCGCATGCTCCCTTCGGTGGAGCGAATGCCCTCTCAGCCCGTGACCCCCGAGACACCCTGCCGATCCGCCCCTCCCAGTCCCGAAGCCTCCAACTCTGGGAAGGCGTGACCCTCAGAGAGGAACACACGGTCAACGCCCTCAGGGGTATGTATCCGACCAAGGCCCCCTACTTCCGCCCAGCCACTGATACGGCTTTGGGACGAGTGATGGGGAAGTTCCGTACGGCTGCGTCACGCTTACTTACTCCAGCGGACCCTTTAGATGCCCTCGGACAGGCTGGAACACACTCGCGTCAGGCTCGAGCAGGGTCTGTGTGTCTCTACCGGACCTACTTCCACGACCGCACCCGCAACCTGACCAACCGTTCGATCGTCATGGGCACTCCGGGCGCTGCCTGGGCCTACACCGTCCAGCCGAACGCCCCGATGTACCCCCGTGGCCGACTGGTGGTCAGTACCGACGAGATCATCCTGTATGACGGCCCCAATACGTATGGTCATGGGATGTTCCCGGTCTGCAGACTACGGTTGTGGTCCGTCCCGTGGCAACTCCTCGGGATTCCTCTGTTCAACGACCTCCTCCCGGTGCAGGATGCGATCAACGACACCGTGAACGACCTGAGATTAGGGATCCAGCAGTGGATCGACCCGGATGTCATCTACAACCGGAACGCGGTCAGCGAATCGACCATGCGAGGGCTGGATCCCCGCCGTCCCGGTAAGCGGATCAAGGTGAATCCCTCCTTCGGCGATGCCTACAAGCGTCAGGAAGGCCCCTCGGCTCAAGCCCTCCAACTCTGTAGTGAACTGTGGGACAAACTCACCACCAAACACAATGACCTGAGCGGCACGGCGAATCTGGCAGCGTTGCTGCAACTGCGTCAGCTGCCTTCTGCTGACACCATCGAAAAGTACTACGAAGCCCTGACCCCCGAGATCCGCCAGGAGGCCCGTCAGGTCGAAGCCTTCATGCGCGATCTGGCGGAGATGACCAAGGTCAACTACTTCCAGTACCTCGATCAGACCAAACGGAGGATGATCCTCGGCGATGCCGGTGTGGTGCTGGAGGACTTCGACTTCGACCCGGGCAAGCTCGTCCCGGCCATGAAACCCGGTCAGCCCGGCTACGTCCCTGAACTGGACGTCGATCTGACCACCGCCGATCAGCGTGCCCAGTTCATGACGAAGCAGTTCATCTTCGTGGCGGCTCCGAACTCGATCCTCGCCATGCACGCCACCGAGCGGAAGATGCAGACCATGCAGCAGGCCACCATGGGCTACGTGGATTTCTGGACCTTCCACGAGGTGATGGAAACCCCGAATGTGGGAGCGCCTCCCGCGATCCCGTTACCACCGCTCAGACCGGTGGATCCCCAGATCGTCATGGCGATGCAGATGCAGGCCCAGCAACAGTTGCTCCAAGGCCAGATGCCCTCGCCCTATGTAGACCCGACCAGCGGGAAACAGTACCTGCTGGATCCGTCAGGGCAGATCCTGGAGATCCGCATCCCCACCACCATCACCGAACGGTTACAGGCTCAGCAGATGTTGGGTATCGGTATGGTGGCGAATGCACAGGGCCGGAAGGCGACCAACGAGGCTCCCGCCCACAGTGAAACCAAGGGTGACAAACCCGGTGGCCGGCAGACCATCTCCACCTCCAAGAAATGACTCCGCCCCTCCTCGTCCTGATCGATCGGCTCGACCAACTCCTCGCGCCACCGCGCTCGGTGGAGTCTGACTTCTCGACCCTCCTCCAAGCCCTCCATGATCGCCGCTACACCGGCCCGATCACCCTCCACTTCCACAACGGAGAGGCCAAGATCGCCCAGTTCGATGCTCCGCAGATCAAGTTGACTCCCTAACCGCTTGACAACCTCAGCCTCCTCCCGCACACTAGCCGCTCAGTAGCCCACAGACGCGCCCGCAGACCATCGCGGTGCCACCGCCTCCGGCCCAGACGACCCCTACCGGTCTCTGGGCTGTTTGTGCGTACAGGGGCTGGAATTATGGATCATCCCGGTTTCAAAGCCGTCCAAGCGAAGATCGCCGCCAAGGAAGGGGTGTCGAAGGATCGCGCCGGAGCCATCCTCGCCAATTCCTCCCGGCATGCCTCGTCTGTGGCGAAGAAGCGGAATCCTCGGTTGCGGAAGGTTCACGGCCGCTGATGCCCAACGACATGACTGACCTCGGTCTAAACCTCGCCCTGAGCGATCCCTTCATGCGGATCGGCCAAGGCATCGCGAAGGTCGGCGAGGTCACCCAGAACGCGATCGACAGCGGCAAACAGCTGATCGCCTCGAAGATCCCCACGAGAAAATCTCCCGCCGCCAAGGACATCAACCTGCCGAACCGTGGCCGGGTGGATCCTCGTCTCCCGAAGCGGAAGGTGACCCGCTGATGCCTGCTGTCTCCAAGGCTCAACAGGCCGCGATGGCGATTGCCGAACACGATCCCGAGAAGCTCCAGTCGAAGAACAAGGGGCTGCTCAAGATGTCCCACACCCAACTCCACGATTTCGCGGCGACCAAGCGGAAGAATCTCCCCGCCCGGGCGTCGACAGGGAAACGCTGATGGGATCGAAAATAGCCTCCTGTTCCTCCATCGGCGCCGGTCCGATGCACGAGCACGACTACCAAGCCGAGGATGATCACCGCACGATGGGCCGCGCTGCCGAGATCCAAGCCGATCCCAAGCGCATGGCTGGCGTGCGGAAGCATCACAAGAAGGTGAAGCGAGCCGTGGGGATCATGTCCCGCACGATTCACGGAGGCAAACGCTGATGGGTCCCTCGATGGCCCCGCCGATGCCGCAGAGTTCCTCCGCCTTGGACGGACCTCCGCCATCCCCTCAGGCCAACGGCGCCGGTCCCACAGGATCTGCCACTCCGTTCAGTCTCGCCGCCCTGACCCCTCCAGCCGTCCCGAGCAATCAAATGCCTCCGGAGATGCTGACCGGGATCATGCAGTCGGCCCAGACGATCGCGCAGATGTTCGACAGTTATGCCCAAGCCACTCCCGATCTGGCAGCGGACTGGGCCCAGTTGAAGGATGGCCTCGCGGCTGTCCTCGCAAAACTTATGCAGGCAGGATCTGGCCCTGTGAGTCCAACCGCCACTGGCCCGGGTTTCCCCGGAGGTGGCATGGACCGAGGTATCGCCGGAGCTGGCGCCGTATAAGAGAAGGTTCTCATGGCTAAAGCACTCGACAGCGGCAAAGCATTTATTGAGGGAGTCCTCGCCAAGTTGCCAGAAAACTTGAGGGAGTCTGCTCGATCTGCGTTTACCGCCCCGGAGGCTGCCGACGCTCTCACCGCTGTGGGAGACGGTGTGCTCGCCCGGGCCGACTACAGCAAGATGATGGACGACCTCCGGGTGAAGGAGGAAACCCTGACCTCCGACTTCGACCGTCTCAACACCTGGTTCGAAACGATCAAACCGAAGGCAGAAGGCTACGACGCGCTGGCCGCTGAAGTGGCGCGGCTCAAGGGACAGCCTCCGACTGTCGTTCGGGATGACAAACCCGCTGGGATGACCGATGCCGACTTCGACAAGAAGATCGAGGAACGCGAGCGGGCGGCGGCGACCTACTTCAACACCACGAATGCGCTCAGCCTGAAGCATTTCCAGACCTTTGGTGATGTCCTCGATCTGAACGACCTCGTGGTCTTCGCCCAGAAGTCACGCCTCCCGATTCTCGACGCCTATCAGCAGAAGTTTGCCGAACCGCTGCAGAAGAAGGCCCAGGAACAGGAAGATCTGCGTATCAACAAACTCGTCGAGGCCAAGCTCGTGGAGGAGCGGAAGCGGTCGGGTGGGGATCAGCCCTTCCCCCTGAAAAACTCCTCGCCCTCGGTCCTCGACATTCTTGAACAACCCGATCGCAAGCCGACCGATCACACCGTCGACACTGCTGTAGCCGAGTACGATCGGCTGCAGTCGGCTCGCGGCTAGTGACCGTGGTGTTGGCATACAGGAGTCTCAATGGCGATTCAGCTCGATGATGTCAACACCGTCGTTACCAAGGAAATTGCGCCCGGCGTGGTCGACGGCTATTTCAAGGCCGGTCCCCTGATCGCGATGTGCAAGGCTCGCTTCACCCGGAAGTGGGTCGGCCCGACGATTCAGGAAAACTTCATGTACAAGCCGATGAAGGGCGGGGCCTACGGCAAGGGCGCCTCGTTCGACGTCACCCGTCGGCAGACCCGCACGGGCATGCTGTTCACCCCGAGGTACTACGAGGTGAACGTCACGGAGTTCCTGGAAGATCTCGAAGTCGAGATGGCGGGCCCGAGGGCAGCCTTCAGCGTGATCCGCACGGACATGGCGCAGGCCAGCTTGACCATGAGTGCGATCCTCGAAATCGCGGCCTTCCACCACGGTCAAGCCCTCGTGGGTGACAACCGCTCGCTCGAGTTGAACGGCCTCGAGGAAGCCCTGAACGACGGGGTGAATGCCTCATGGGCCGGCAACCTGTTCCCCTCCTACGGTGGACAGACCCGCACCGACGTGTCGCCAGCCCTGACGCCTCCGCTGGGTCAGATCGCCACCCCGAACATCGCCGCCAGCCCCTACCTGGGGTCGATCTCCTACCGCATCCTGCGTCACTCCTACCTCTCGGCCTGCATCGGCAACGAGGCCCCCGGGGTTGGTCTGACCACTCGTCGAGCCATGGGGTTCATCAGCGAGAACTTCCTCCCCCATCAGGTCATCGACACGATGCAGCCGGAAATCGCGTGGCCCGGGATGAAGTTCGATCGCGCCACGATCATGATGTCCGACTACTGCCCGGGGCAGGACGGCACCAACGACGCGGATCTCGGCAACTACCTCGCGACCGCTGGCGAGACCTTCTGGTGGCTGAACTTCGGTCCTCAGGGTGACGACGCCTACATCCGCCTCTACATCGCGCAGTCGGCGAAGTTCGCGTTCGGCTTCACCGGCTTCAAAGGCGCTCGCGACGACAACCAGGTGTCGGGTCAGATTCTCTTCGGCGGCAACGGGCCACTGGTGAAAGCACTACGCCTGAGCCGTGTCATGCACGGGATTACTGCGTAATCAGACTGGAGCCTACGCTCCACTGGTTCAAACTTAGAGGAGTCTCTGATGCCGAACAATTGGGGGATGCAGCCAGTCTTTCTACAGTCTGGTGATCCCGAACAAGAAAACACCCCGACCCTCGCCTACCCGGGTCAGCTGGGCATGCGGTTCACCGTCATCCAGCCCACCCGCTCCGCACCGGGCGCGGAATCTGGTCGATCGAAGACCTACCAGATCGTCAAGACCGACTCCACCATGACGGTCGCCCCCTTCGTGGGAGCCGTGGCGTGGTGGTCGGACAAAACCGGCTACGTGGTGACCACAACCGTCACCACCCTCGGCCGAGGCCGTATCGCAGGCGTGTTCCAGAACGCGATCACCTCGGGCAACTACGGGTGCATCCAGACCGGTGGACCGGCCACGGTGAAGTTCATCGACGCGGTGACCGCAGCCCCCACCGTGGCGGGCCTGTTCGTCATTCCGTCGGCGACCAACGCCAAGGCCGACTGCCTCGCGGCTGCCTCGGCACCGACCTATCCACCGCTGGGCGTCTCGGCGGGTGTCTACGATGCCACGAACACCGTGGGCGTGGTCGACCTCGACGTCCCGCAAACCACCTAAGGAGGGCGTGAATGGCAACGCTCGACCGTAACGTCACCAAAGGTGGATTCGACAAGTCCGGCGCCTACGAGCGTCGGATCCTCGGCTACACCGGCCCCTCGTCCTATGCGACGGGGGGCGATTCGCTGACTCCAGAACAGTGCCAACTCGGCATGATTGCCGCGGTCCTTGGGCTGGTCATCTGGAACGGCACGAATCTCTACACCGGCTTCTGGAACTCGACGACCAAGAAGATCATCTGGCTGTCGGCCACCGCGACCGAAGTCACCAACGCGACGGATCTCTCGGCGTTCACGGGCCGGATCGAAGTCATCGGCAAGTAAATGGCGGCTGAGACCTTCGCGGACATCTGGCGGCGGGCACATCTGGAACTCCCAGCGGTGCCTCCGCTCCTTGTTCGATCATGGGCGCAGGAAGCCTTCACCCAGGTGTGTGATCACTGGGACTGGGCCTTCCTGCGTGGCGAAGGCACGATCAGTATTCAGGCCGCACGAACCGTGACCACGACCTTCACCCAAGGGTCGAAAGCGATCACCTCCACGGCAGGCTTCCTCTCCACGGATGCGGGGCGACAGATCCGGGTGACGCGCCTGCCGGTCTACACCATCGACACGGTGACGGACGCGAGCAACGCGGTCCTGTCTGAGGTCTACACGGAGGACTCAGGGGCTGCTTCAGCCACCATCCAAGACTGTTATGCGACCATGCCGGCCGACTTCCGGATGTTCCTCGTGGTCTTCGATCGCTACTACCAGAGAGTCATTCCGTTCTGGCTGACCCAGGATGACATCGCGACCTCCGATCCTGGTCACCTGATCAGTGACACAGGGCCACGCTACCTCGTAGCGCGTGCATACTCCACGGCCACCGCGACGGTGGGTCAGGTGCAGTATGAGTACTGGCCCGCTCCGACCTCCGTCAGAACCTACCCCTACCTCTACGTGAAGGGGGCACAGGTCCTGAACGATACCGATGTCCTCCCGGGAGTGTTTGCTCGTCGGGCGGATGTGTTCAAGACCTACATTCGCTACCAAGCGGCCCAGTGGCCGGGCACCACCGACCTGAAGAATCCGGCCTTCAGTCTCGCCGCCGCCCAGCTCCTCTCGCAGCAGTGGGAAGCGGCCAAGCAGCGACTGACGTTGATCGACGACAATGAATATCCGCAGCAGCTCAGCGTGGTCAACTGGGCCCGCCGTATCGGTGCGATTGCCCCGACCGCGTCCCTGCTGCGCCAAACCGACGCCACCGTGGCCGATTACATCTGAGGTGCTTCATGGCTGGTAGCTTCAACCCTCTCTGGCAGAATCCTCCGGTCCCGACACAGGACCTCGGTGGCGACTTGGTCACCGACCGTGGCGGCGATCCGCTGATCGACACAGGCGGCACCTCGGGCCTGATCGACTTCTGGACGAAGGAACAGATCGTGGAGGTGCCTCCCGACAAGGAAACCCCGAATCCCGTCAGTGGCCTGCCCACAACGCCGGCCCGGTGGGAACCGAGTGACAATCCTCCGCCGCCGCCGGATCTCACGGATCGCAACCCCGGCACGATCGATCAGAAGTAAATGGCTGCGCGATCCTTCAACCTGACGATCACGGCCGCGGCCCAGCAACTGTCCTCGGTGCTGAGTCCGAGCCAGCGGGGCGGTCCAGTCGATGAAGCCTACCGGCAGATCATCCTGACCACCGAGACCGACTGCTTCATCGGCTCCTCGAGCAGCCTGACGACCTCGGTCTACGGGTTCAAGCTGTTCGCGCAGACGGCCTCGATGGAACCGCTGTACATCGGCCCGTTCCCCGATGGCCCCGTGAAACTCTCGGACCTCTGGGTGATCGGCACCTCCGGAGTCCTCCACATCCTGGGTATACCATATTAGGAGACGTTGATGGCCGCATACGCTGTGAGAATGCAACGCACGGGCTCAACGACTCTCTCAGTAGGGTCTGTTGCTGCCGATGCGACTCGTCCCCGTCGAGGGAAGATCTACGACGTGGTGGTCGGCTCGGAAGGCACCGTCGCGGACAATCCCATGTTGTGGGTGTTCCAGCGATTCACGGCTGCCGGGACCTCGACTAGCGTCACCCCCCAGCCGCTGGATCCGGCTGACGCCGCCACCGAGTTCGATGCCGGGCAGAACCACACGATCGAACCGACCTACGTGGCGAACCAGATCCAGCTGACCATCCCCTTGAACCAACGCGCCACCTTCCGCTGGGCGGCTCGCGAGGGCAAGGAGATCGTCTACCCGGCCACCGCGAGCAACGGCATCGGAGTCGCCACGCCTACCACGGGTCTCGTGGCCATCACCGCTGAAGTCTACGTGGACGAGCAATAGGTTGTGCGATCCCCCCACGGGCTGGCGACCATCGTCGATCCCGATCGCCCGCTGTGGGAACGGGACACGATTTCCTGTGGCCACTGCGGGAAGGTCGTCTTCGTCAAACCGAACACCCTCTCGACGATCTACCTGATTCCTCATCGAGACGGGCGGTGGACGGAGGAAGACGGGGCGGGCTGTCATCTCTGTGGGCAGGCGATCTGCCTCCCCTGTTGTGATCTGGGGATCTGTACCCCACTCGAACGCCAGCTTGAACAGTGGGAGCGTCGATAATGCCCGCACGGCCGATTATCATCCTCCTGCAGCAATCGACGAGTCCTCCGGTCTATACGTATCTCCTGCGGGCGGATGTGGCGGTGGCGCGGCAGCCGTTGTATGCGAAGCCCGGGTATAAAAGCCCGTTTCAGCCGTTGGCCCCGGATACGGATCCTGATGCGTCCGCGCTCGTCAGTGGTGCGGTCGTTGAAATCACGTCCGTGCTGACGGGCGGCGGGGGGCAGACGCTGCCGCAGATTCAGGCGGAACTCGTGACCCGTCAGACGGACTATCAAGCGCAGATCACGGCACTCACCACGTGGAATCGCTACGGCACGTTCTATAACGGGACGGCGTGGACGCCGCAGGGAGTCTAAGTGGCGACCACGTTCAAGCCAAGCTACGCATCCGGTGCCGCGGTCACGATTACGCTGGCCTCGCTGGCAGAGTCCAACGACTGGACGGCCGGGCGCCAGTCAAGCGAGATCGATAACACGTCGAACCTCTACGACGATCTACTCGTCTCGGGGAAGATTACGACGGGCACCACGCCGACGGTCAGCACGCAGATCAATATCTATGTGGCCGCGTGGGACGCGCAAGCGAATGCCTATCCCGACGTGATTACCGGCGCGGGGGATGCGGCGAAAACCTTCACCTCAGTGAACGTGCAGACCGGCGCGGTGAAGATTCTCAAGGCGATGCTGATTGACTCGACCAGCAATCGCACCTATTACTTCAGCAACGAATCCGTGGCGGCGCTCTTTGGGGGCATCCTGCCGCAGAAAGTGGTGTTCTTCGTCGCCCATAACACGGATGCGAACCTGAACGCGACGGGCGGCAACCACGCCATTGACATCCAGGGCGTGCAGTGGCAGGGCGTCTAAGATGTTCCTGAGACTGCCGAGCCGAGCGGGCACGCGGCCGCCCGTGATTTATGGCGTCAACAAAGATTCGTCGCTGGCGCAGGGACTCCTCTCCTGGGTGGAGCCGAACGCGAATGGCCTGATCAACGACTACGGGGAACCCACGGGCGAGACGGGCTTTGGGTCAGGGGGCACGGCGACGATTCTGCCCAATCCCTTCGTGGGCGGATCGAGCTTCTATGCCACGGGCGGATCGGCGCTGGTGCTCGTCGGTGGCGGCACGGGTGATGTGACGAAGGTGAGCACCTGGACACAGCGCCTCGTGTTTACGGTGATGAACTATCCCGGTGCGTTTACGGCGCTCTTGGATGATCCCGGCCGCACCAATAGCGCGTTCCTGAATAGCAGCGGGATCGTGACGTTTTCGGGGTTTCAGTTGACCACGGTGAATATCGCCACGGCCCTCAATCCGCTGACGGCGGGGACGCGCTGGGATATTGTGCTGCGTGGGCAGAGTAATGGCGGCGCCGTGAGCACGTCCTATGACGGCTGGCTCAATGGCGTGCTGATGGGCACGGGTGCGCCGGGTGGCGGATCCACGTGGGACTTCTCCGGGGTGATTACGACCGCCTTCGGATCGAATCCATCCGGTGGCGGCTCCGTGCCGGATTGCTTCTATGAATGTATTCAGCAGTGGACGCGCAAGCTGACCGACGAGGAAGTCTTCCGGCTGTATAACCCTCCGACGCGCTGGGATCTGTATTGGACGCCCAGTAATCGCACGTTCTTCCATGTGCCCGCAGTCACGACGGGCAAAACGTTCTTTCTGATCCCGAACTAACGTGGCCTTCGATCCCCACGTTGATCTGGCCGTCAGTGCAATAGCGGTCGCGCCCTCCCCGGCACTCTCCGGCACGACGTTTACGGTCACGGCGGGACAGGGCGCCCGCTTCCCGAATCCCGGCACGCAAGGCTATGACCTCGTGGCATGGGCGCTCGGCACGATGCCCGATCCCACGAATGCCGAGATTCTGCGGGTCACGGGCCTCACGGGGGATGTGTTCACGGTGGCGGCGCGGCCCTATGCGGTCACGAATAACGGGAACCGGGCGATCCTCGTGGGCGATCTGGTGGCGTTGGCGATTACCGCCAATCTGCTGCAAGACATTGAAGCCGCCCTGCCAGGGCCCACTGGCCCAACCGGCAGCACGGGGCATACCGGGGTCACGGGCCCCAGTGGTCCCACGGGTCCGACCGGCGCCCAGGGGACCGCTGCGCAACTGACGGGCCCGACCGGTCCAACAGGCGCGACTGGTCCGCAGGGGACGGCGGCGCAACTCACGGGCCCGACCGGTCCCACAGGTCCCACGGGCGCTCAAGGGACCGCTGCTCAACTCACCGGCCCCACCGGGGCCACAGGCCCCACAGGGGCGCAAGGGACGGCGATTACGGGACCCACCGGCCCCACGGGGGTGACCGGCCCGACGGGCGCTCAAGGGACGGCTGCACAACTCACTGGGCCCACCGGTCCGACGGGACCCACCGGTGCTCAGGGCACAGCCGCGCAACTGACTGGTCCCACCGGTCCGACGGGCCCGACGGGGATTACCGGCCCCACGGGCATCACCGGTCCTACTGGCGCACAGGGCACCGCGGCGCAACTCACCGGCCCGACCGGCCCAACTGGATTGACTGGTCCCACGGGTCCGACCGGCTCGCAAGGCGACAAGGGTGGCCTGCGCTACAACTTCAGCACCAGCACGGGTGACAGCGATCCGGGGAGCGGGAACTTCCGCTACAACAGCCCGACGCTCGCCAACATCACGAAGATCTGGATGGATGACCTCGACGCCTCTGGCAACAGCGTCGGTGTGGTCTTCCAGTCGGCGCAGAGCAATCCGGGGTATGTGTTCATCAAGTCGAACGACAACACGGATACGACGGTCAACGTGTTCATCGTCTCGACCGAAGTCGCACGGACTGGCTACCAAGAGATTCAGTGCGTCTACGAGGCCGGCGCCGCGCTGCCGTCGAACGCCGAAGCGTGCGTGTTCAACTTTGCCCGCAATGGGGGCACGGGGTTCACAGGGCCGACTGGCATTACGGGTCCGACTGGGATTACTGGGCCGTCTGGACCCACCGGGGCGACGGGACCCACTGGTTCACAAGGCACGGCGGCGCAACTGACGGGGCCGACCGGCCCAACTGGACCCACGGGTCCGACAGGCCCGCAAGGCACCGCCGCGCAGTTGACTGGACCGACTGGGCCGACGGGCATCACCGGACCAACCGGGCCGTCAGGTCCCACCGGACCGACGGGTCCGACCGGCCCAACTGGTTCAACGGGTGCCGGCTTCAATCCGGCGATCCCGAGGATTTTCACGCAGGGCTCGACACAGACGCCGATCCCTGATGTGAGCACGACGGATCTCTACATCCTCTCGACGCTGGCCATCACCGCCGTCATGGGGGCCCCGGTGGGCTCGCCCACGGCTGGCCAGTGGCTCGAGATGCTGATTCTCTGCACCGGCACGCAGAAAGGCATTACGTGGAGCACCTCGGCTGGTGGATACTTAGCCAACACGTTGGGCGTGACGTTGCCGGCGGTGACGACCACCAATCAGACGATTGGGCTGTCCTTCCGGTATGTGACGGCGAACTCGATTAACAAGTGGCTGCTCTTGTCAAAGGGTGTGGGCTAATGCGCGTCTCGGTGGTGATGATTTGCAAGAACGAAGAGGCGGTGCTGGCCCGCTGTCTGGAGTCGGTGAAAGAAGCCGACGAGATTATCATTTGCGATACAGGCTCCACGGATCGCACCATCGAGATTGCGCAGCAGTTCACGGACAAGGTCTTCACGGATTACGTCTGGGAGGACAACTTCGCCAAGGCGCGGAACCATGCGCTCAGCAAGGCCACGGGCGACTGGGTGCTCTCGATTGACGCCGATGAATACCTGACCTGTCCCTTCAGCGCGGTGCGCGAAGCGGTGGCGAAGGGGTTTATGGCGGTCAACGTCAAGATGACGGCCGAATCTGGCCCGCCGTCCCACTTCTGGTTCCCCCGGCTCTTTCTGCGCTCCCCGAATGTCTGGTGGGAAGGCGCGATTCATAACCATATCTCCGTGATGGGCGAGGACGTGGGCGCGGTGACACTGACCTACGGCTATTCGCCGGCCCACACCCTGGATCCCCTGCGCTCGATGCGGATTCTGGAGAAGGAAGTGGCGGATCGGCCCGATTGCATCCGCGAGCGGTTCTATTTAGGCCGGGAATACTTCTACCGGGGCCAGTATGACCAAGCCCTGGTGATGCTCGGGCGCTACGTCCAGCAGTCCCGGTTCCTCGCGGAGAAGGCCGAAGCCTTCCTGACGATGTCCCGGGTCTATTGGGCGCTGCACATGCCGGATGATGCGCGGGATGCGCTGGTGCAATGCCTGATCATCAATCCTCGCTTCAAGGAAGCGGTGCTGTTCATGGCGGAACTGGCAGGGGACGGGTCCAATAATCCCCGCTGGCAGAAGAACGCGGATCAGTGGAAGCGGATGGCGGAGACGGCGGATAACGACGGCGTGCTCTTTCTGCGCACATGAACTATCTCCTGTCGCCTCATGACGACGATTCGGCGCTCTTTGCGGCCGTGACGTGCCTACGGGAGCAGCCGACGGTGGTCGTGGTGACGGATTCCGTCGTGCAGCCGGCGCGTGGCGAGACCGGCTGTTCCGCGGAGGAACGGGCGGAAGAGACCGAGAAGGCCCATGCGGTGCTGGGTTGTCAGACGCGGCGCCTCGGCCTGCCGGACGACGGGTTGACGATGGCGGCGCTGATCGCGGCCTTCGGCACGCTGCCGGACGTGGAAACGGTGTATGCCCCGGCGCTCGAGGGCGGGCATCCCCACCATGATCTGGTCAGTCTTGCGGCGGCGGCGGTCTTCGGGACGGAGACCCTACAGTGCTATGCGACCTATCAGAAGCTCAGTCAGTATCGGGATGTCGATCTGCAGCCGGTGGGCACGACGGAAGTGGAGTGGACGCGCCCCGAGTATCAGCAGAAGCTGCAGGCGTTGATCTGTTATGAGAGCCAACTGCGGGTCAACCCGATGCACTTCCGGGCCGTCGAAGGGCGCAGCGAGTGGCTGTCTGGCTTCTCCCGGCTGCATCTCGGGTGTGGTACGCGCATCTTCCCCGGCTGGGTCAACGTGGACCGGAAAGCGCCGGCGGTGCCCAGCAGCTTCTTTACGCGCTGCGACATCGTGGCCGAACCGTTGCCGCTGGATGACGCCAGCGTCGATTATGTGTTCTCGGAGGACTTCCTCGAGCATCTGCCGCCTGAGCGTCGGGTGGCGGTGATCAACGAAGTCAACCGGGTGCTCGTGCCGGGGGGCGTCATGGAGCACTACGTGCCGAACGCCGGCAGCCGGAATGCCTACGGCTCCCCGAGTCATCTGTCCCACTGGAACGCGCAGGTCTTCGAGCATTTCGACGTGGACTCCCATCGCTGGGCGAAGGATCGGGCCTTTGAAGGCATTCAGGGCGGTTTCAAGAAGGTCAGTGCGGATCTGCTGAACTGGCAAGTCGAAGAGGACGGCGTGAAGCGGGCGCAGTCGCTGCGGGTGCGCTATCGGAAGGTCACGTGCTGAGAAAGACCTTTCTCCTGCCGCAGTTCGGGCCGCCCTTCCCGTGGACGGAGCAATATCTCGAGCACATCGGTAGCCTTGCGCCCTATGGCTGGTCGTGGAAGATTCTCACGCCGCATAGCTATACGTCGAAGAGCCCGAACGTCGAGATTGTGCCGATGACGTTCGCGCAGTTCGATGCGCGGGTGAAAGCGATCACTGGCGTGGACTCGGGCAACTTCCTTGATGCCGACTTCCTGCCGGTGAAGCTCCTGAGTGATTATTACCCAGCCTTCGGGGAGTTGTTCGCGGACCTCCTCACCGACTGTGACTACTGGAGCATCACCAACTGGGATGTGCTCTACGGCCGACTGGATCACTTCCTGCCCGACGAGACACTGGCACAGTATGACCTCTGGTCCGACGATCACCATCACGTCAACAGCCTGTGGTGCCTCTACAAGAACGAGCCGCGGATCAATGCGCTCTACCGGCTCGTCCCGCACTGGGAGGAGATGTTCCAGGTCAATGGGCGGCCGATCTTCGGGTTTGATGAGATTTATTTCGACCTGATTGTGCGGCAGCTCGCGGACGCGGGGCAGATTCGCTTCGGCCATCCGCCGTATTTCGCGGTGCATAGCTACGACCGGCTGATTCAGCATCAGCCGACGCCGAATCTCTCCTTGGCGCCGGATGGCGCGTTGATTGAGTGCTTTAACGATGACTTTGCGCCGCTGACACATTACCCCGCGTGGCGGGGCTTCTTTGGGCGGGAGATTGCCTACTTTCATTTCCTGAGCACGAAAACATGGCCCGCACTGCGACCCTATCCCGTCCGGTAACGTCGGTCTACCGGGAGATTGACGCCTGTCGGATGACGGGCAGCCGGGACCTTGTGTCCCTGCTGGACCTCGGAGAGATGGCCCTGACCGGCATCTTCCCGAAGCCGGGCGTCGAGGTGCCCAGCGGGCCGGTCGAACTGGTGTTGTGTCCTGATGGCGGCTTGGTGCAGTTGCGGCAGAGTTACGCGCCTTCGCTGATGTATGGCGAGCACTACGGCTATCGGTCTGGGTTGAACGGCTCGATGGTGCGGCACTTGGCCGGCATTGCGGCCTCGCTGGAGAAGCGGTGTCCGACGCGGGCCGGCGATGTGGTGCTGGACATTGGCAGCAATGACGGCACGCTGCTCGGGTCCTATGAGAACATGGGCCAGAAGTTTCTCGGCATGGACCCGACGGCGGCGAAGTTTGGCCGGTTCTACGCGCCGCATATCCAGCCGGTGACTGAGTTCTTTTCGGCGGCTCGGTATCGTCAGATCATGGGCGACCAATCAGCGCGCATCGTGACCTCGGTCGCCATGCTCTATGACCTTGATTGCCCACTCGAGTTCATGCAGTCGGTGTCGCGCATTCTGGCCGATGATGGCATCTGGTATACGGAACAGAGCTACCTGCCGGCCCTGCTTGACCAGTGCGCCTATGACACGATCTGCCACGAGCATCTGGAGTATTACGGCCTGACGCAGTTGCAGTGGATGGCTGACCGCGCAGACCTGCGGATCATCGAGGCCACGCAGAATGACACCAACGGCGGATCATTAGCCGTCACGTTCGCGCATCGGCAGTCTCGGCATCGCTCAGATAGCGCCAATCTTGCGCTGCTCCTGGGCGCGGAGCGTCGTCGTGGACTGGACGAGCCTGACGGCTTCGCAGCCTTCCAATCGGCCGTGGCACGGCATCGCGTCGAACTGCCGGCGCTGATTCGCTCGCTGCGAGCGGCTGGCAAGACGGTATTCGGCTACGGCGCCTCCACAAAGGGCAACGTCCTGCTGCAAGCCTGCGGCTTGACGGCTGATGACCTACCGTGCATCGCGGATGTCAATCCCGACAAGCATGGCTGCGTGACGCCTGGGACGCACATCCCGATTGTCTCGGAAGCGGAGGCGCATGCGCAGCAGCCGGATTACTTTCTGGTCCTGCCATGGCACTTCCGCGACTTCATCATCGAGCGCGAAGCGGCCTTCTTGGCGCGTGGCGGCAAGCTGATCTTCCCGCTGCCGACCATCGACGTGGTGGGCGCATGAGCCTGCAGCCCGGTCAGCCCGGAAACGACGGTTACTGGAAGAAGGGTCTAGGTCCTTGGAGCGGCAAGAAAAGGCCGCCGATGTCTCCAGAGTGGAAGGCCAAGATAGCTGCCGCTTTGGTGGGTAAATCCGGGCGCATTCCAAGTGAAGAAACAAGAAAGAAGATGAGTCTATCCGGCCGGATGAGAGCGCCAATGTCTGACGCCACGAAGGCAAAGATGAGCGCTGCTCGGATGGGTAGATCAATGAATCTAAGCAGCGAGGCGCGCCGTCTTCGCGGCCTCAACGTAAAAGGACCAAAGCATTGGAACTGGAAGGACGGAAAGACTCGCCTCAGCAGACAAATCAGGCAGATATTCGAATACCGTGAATGGCGCAAGGCTGTCTACGCGAGGGACAACCATACCTGTTTGAAGTGCGGAATCACAGGCGCGGATCTACATGCCGATCACATTTATCCATTCGCTAAAATATTAGATGAATGCAGGGTCACCTCAATCGAGGCGGCTCTCCAATGTGATCGGCTATGGGATGTTCGAAACGGAAGAACGCTTTGTGTGCCGTGTCACCGCATGACTGAGACATATGCTAAACCCGCGTAACGTCTCCTGCGCTCTGATCACGAAGGATCCCGTCTATCCGCAGGTGATCGTGGACCGCGTGATGGCGGTGGGCTTCGGGGAGTGCCTGTTTCTCACCAACTGCGACAGCCCGCACCGGAAGCAGGACCTCTTCGCCAAGGCGCAGCACGATTATCTGTATTACCAGGATGACGACTGTCTTGCACCGATAGCGGAGTTGCTGGCCGCGGCGGAACCGAACCGCATTACGTGCGCCATGAAGCCATCGCACTTGGCGTCCTATGCCACGAGCCGGATCGCGCTGCTCGGCTGGGGGTCAATCTTCCCGAAGCGCACGATCCAGGTGCTCGATCAGTATCGGCAGGTCTACGGCGAGGATCACGTCTACAAACGTGAGACGGAGCGGATTATGACGTGGCTGTCGTATCCGCAGACGCGCCTCGACCTGCCGATTGAGGATCTGCCGTCGGCATGGGCGCCGGATCGGTTGTCCATGCAACCGGGGCATTACGATTACATTCCGCTGGTTGAGCAGCGGTGCGGCCTGCTTCGGCAGGAGGTGGTCGCCTAATGGGGGGCTTTCCCTTTGGGGGCGGCTATTTCGCGCTCTACGCGCAAGCGGTCGGCTCGACGCCGCCGACGCCGGGCACCTTACATTTGCTGCCGCTGATGGGAGTCGGCTAGTGCCTCGCATCAGCGTGCCCGGCTTCGTGGACGGCTCTAACACGGAGCGTAGCCCGCAAGCGCAGATCGGGCGCACGATCAACGAGTTCACCGAATCCACGCAGCCCGGCGGGAATGCGAAAGCCCCGAAGTATCTGCAGGGCACGCCGGGGATCCATCCCTTGCTGGTCTGGCCCGATCAGCCGATTCGTGGTCTCTTCTCGATCAATGGGCGAGCGTTTGCGGTGGGCGGGGCCTTGTTTGGCGAGTGGTTCTCAGATGGGACCATTGGCACGACCTACACGGTGACCAACGACAGCGAGCCGGTGTCGTTCTGCTCCAATGGGACGGCCGGCAATCAGATCATGTTCTCCTCTGGCGGGGATGGGTATGTCTACAACACGCTGACCAACGTCTTCGTGCAGATTACCGATCCCGATTTCCCTGTGCCGACGCGCATGGTGGAATTTCTGAACGGCTATGGGATGGCCCTGCAGGGTGGCGGGTCGCGGTCGTTCTCGTGGTCGAACCTTGAAGACTTTCTGACGTGGGATCCGCTGGACGTGGCGGAACGCTCGAGCACGGCGGATAATCTCGGCGCCATGATTCGCAGCCATGAAGAGATTTGGTTCATGGGCGGGCAGACTAGTCAAGTGTACGTAAACACGGGGGTGGCGTCGGAGATCTTCGCGCCGGTTTCTGGCGTGGTGCTTGAGTTTGGGGTCCTTGGGCCCTTCTCCGTGCACCGGGCGGACAACACAATCTTCTGGCTCGGGAGCAGCGTGGATGGCTGGGGCATGATGAACCGGGCCGACGGCTACACCCCGCAGCGCGTCTCCACGTTTGGCCTCGAGCAGCAAGTGCAGATGCAGGACGTGCCGACGGACGCGGTGACGTTCTCCTTTCAGATGAACGGCCACATCTTTGTGGCGCTGCTCCTGCCGCGCAATGATCGGACGTGGCTCTTCGATATCACGATGAATACGTGGGCGGAGTGGAACATCTGGGATACCACGAACGCGGTCTGGTTGCCGCATGTCGCTGGGTCGCATGTCTTTGAATTTGGGAAGCACTACGTGGGGGACCGGCTCTCGGGCGCGATCTATGAGATGAGCATGGCGTTTGTCACCGACGAGATCGTGGCGCCGGTATGAAGGCGCCGGAGATTGCCGCCGCGCTGACGCGTCGGACGGATCTGCCGATTACGCCTACACGGGTCAAGAAGCTGCGGGCCTGCTGCGAGCGGTTCGGCGTGGATCTGGGCGAGGTGTTGACCTTGGTATCGGCTGAGATGCGGGCGCAGATCGAGGCGGCCTCGTGAAGCAGTGGATTACCTCGAAGTGCTGGGGCGTCAACGGCCAGATCGCCAACGATAACGTCGTGCTGCCCTGCAATGGTCCCTTACGTGGGACAACCTTCAGCACGGCGACGGCGGTCCCGAATGTCTACTTGTTCCCGTGGGGGCATCCCTGGTCGGTGGCGGGGACGTTCAAAAACTGGTATTTCGAGGTGATGTGGCCGGAAGAGAACCCCTCCGGCGGCGGCTGGGATGAGATGACGTTCACGCTGCTGGTGAACGGGTCCCCGTCTGGTCTCTCGGTGACGGTGCCCGCCGCGGCGCCGGCCACGCCTCCTCCTGGGTATCTGCAGTTCGCGTCGAATACGACCGACACGGCCACGATTGCGCCGGGGGACATTGTCACGATTGACCGCGGGGTCGGTCATGTGAACGTCGGGATCAACAGCTTTACGGCGCTCTTTGCGTGGACGCTGACGTTTGAGAGCGACAACGACGGGGAAAGTTCCTACGGCGGCTGTCACTCAGCGAATGCGTCCCTGGTGCCGCCCGCGAGCACGGGCACGGTGCAGGCCACGAATCTGCTGCTGTCGGCGCCGTTTACCGGGCCGACGGATTGGGCCACGGCAAGCCCTGGCGATGCAGGCACGTTCAGTGTGGTGCCCCTCAATGGCGCGGTGACGCGTCTGGATGTGAACATTGACATCCCGCCGGGGATGGGGATTACGCGCACATTTGCGGCCTATCTCAATGAGATCCTGCAGGATGGCAGCGGCGGCACGGTGGATACCCGCGTCACGATCAGTGGCAGCGCCACGTCGGCCTTCGGGACGTTCACGCTCCCGATTGCGGTCTTGGACCGGCTCTCAATTGCCCAGTTGGTGACGGCGGGGACGCAGCCCACGGCCTCCTATCTGACCTATTCGATTGCGGTGACGGCGGATATTGATGGGCAGTCGGCGCTCGGCTACAACACGGGCAGCGCGAATCCGATTGTGGACGGGTCTACGGATTTCGCGGTGGGGAATGATGGCGGCTGGGCCTGGAGCACGGCACGGTCGCCCGCCCCCAACACCAACGATCCGAACCGCTGGCCGTTCTCGGAATATTCGATGAGCATTCCGGGGCCGATTGACAGTTATTCACTGAGCGGCCTGTGTATGCAGTTCAACAGTGCCCCGGGCACGGCGAAGAGTTACACCTTTACGACCCGGAAAAACTTTGCGGACACGCCGGCCACGGTGACGTTGTCGGATGCGGATTTAGTGGCGGTCGGATCCGATGCGGTGGCGACCTATACGAGCGTCGCGGATCGACTCGCCCTGAAGGGCATTGCCTCGGATACACCCTCGACCACGCGAACGAGTTGGACGTGGCTGGTGACGGAGGCGACCGTCCCGCCGATTGTCTCGACCTCATATCCCATTCGCCGGCTGCGTCGGTTCGCGCTGCCCTTTGCGCAGAATCAGTGGATTCGGATCAGTCGCGTTGAACTGATCATGCAGGCGGGGAATGGCCTCTCAGGAACCGTCGCCACGCAGGGCTACAACCCGATTGTCATGTTCCGGCTGTCGCGGGATGGTGGGGCGACGTGGGATGACGAGCTCCAGATGGCGACGGGGAAGATCGGGGCGTATACGGCGCGGGCGTATTTGAACCGTCTCGGGCGGGCTCGGAATCCGGTGGTGGAATTGACCTCGAGCGATCCGGTCTTTGTCTC